AAGGAAAAAATAAAAGTAGATTTTAATCAAGGTTTAGATATTCGCTTAATAGATGATGATAAAGCAAAATTACTTTCAAAGATAAAGATATGGAAACAATTGAGATTTGCCTGGGATGATATTAAAATAGAAAAATCCGTAATTAAAGGAATAAGTATTCTTAAAAAATATATGCCGGCAAGTAGATTAATGTTTTATGTACTTACAGGATTTAATTCTAATGAAGATGAAGATTTGTATAGAATAGAAACATTAAAATCTTTGTGTGTTGATCCTTTTGTGATGGTTTATAACGCACATAAACAAACAAGAAGAAAAATAGAATTAGCAAGATGGGCTAATCTTTATTGGACAAGGAATATTTTATTCAATAAATGGTTAGAACTTAGAAAGATTAAATAGGGGAATTATGGAAGAAAAATTAGCAGTATTAGATATAGACAAAATGACACAGGAGCAGCGCGGCGAGATTGCATTTAATAAGCATAATAAAATAATACAATTAGGAAATAGTTTACAGAAGAACTTTTGGGGAATGGCAAAAGAGTTATGGGAAATCCATTATTATAAGTTCTATCAGGATCTGGATTATGAAACCTTCGATGAATATATACAACAACCGGAATTAAAAATCCATAGGGCATGGGCTTATATTTTATGTCGTGTCCATGAAATCTATGTATTGAAATTACAGATTCCCGAAGATCGTTTATTAGGTACTGATATAAGCAAACTCAATGACATAGCACCTTATATCAATACAGATAACCAGGAGGAATTATTAGATACCGCACAAGAACTATCACGAAAGGATTTGAAAATATATCTGGATGGCAACAAAATATCTTCAAAATCAAATATTAATAATTTAATGATAGAACCGGGGGTTTACCGATTAATTAGAGCCAGTGATTGTGTAAAGCCTGTTGGGAATTTCGAGAAGCGACGGGTGGAGTTTTTCAGGGATGATGTTGGGATTGTGATAAGGATTTAAGATTGTTGTTAAAATGGCATTTACTAAAGATATACCTCTATAAAATGTTTTGTCTGGATTGGTATAAATGCATGAGAAAATCATGGAATTATGAGATATATAAAAACTGCAAGCATTGTCCCTTATTTGGTTTTAAAGGAGCTGGAGATACTTATAGAAAAACAATAGAAAAGGAGAAATTATGAAGATAGATAATTATAATTTTGTTGTGGGAAGAGGTTGGAGTCGTATAGAAAGACGCAAAGAAGATTATACAGATGGTGATATACTTGCATTGGCACACACAAGATGAATTTAAATAAGCAACAGCGAGAGATAATAGAATCTGGGCACAAGTGTATAGTAGTATCTGCCGGTGCCGGTACAGGTAAGACCAGGGTACTTACCGAGCGGATTAAATACCTATTAGAAGTCAAGAAATATTCACATTATGATATACTTGCATTGACATTTACAAGATACGCTGCACAGGAGATGAAGAAAAGATTGGAAACAGCAAAAGTAGAAATTATGACCTTACATGCCTTTGCTTTGCATTGCCTGAAGCAATATGGTTCAAGCATAGGATTACACAAGAAAATTGATATCATAACAGAGACAGAGCGAGATAATATTATCAAATCAATAGCGGAAGATAGTGGGTTGAAAATAAAGAGAGACTTCAAATATTCAGAAATGATATGGGATATGAATAGTATAAAACCAGAATATAAGATTATAATATTAAACTATTGGCAGATTTTAAAGAAATACGAATTAATGGACTATGATAAATTGATTTTTGCTTTTAATGAATTATTGGATAAAGACGAATCTGCAAGAAATAAGTTGCGCAACAGGTATTTGCACATTTTAATCGATGAATTTCAGGATACCAATAATCATTTATGGGGTATTATTCAGAAGATCAATCCTAAGAATCTATTTATTGTCGGTGATGTTGATCAGAGTCTTTATGCCTGGAATGGAGCAGAGCCTTATATTATGATAGAGTTAAGCCAAAATAGCAATTGGCAATTATACAAATTAGAGCGGAATTACCGTTGCCCCATCGATGTAATAACAGCAGTAAATAGCCTGATTCTCAAAAACGAGAAAAGAATTGAAAGGGAATTATTTACTAAGAATGAAAGAGAAGGATTGCTGGTTACTAATTGTTAATTATGAATTGTGAATTTTTAATTAAAAGGAAGGAGATAGAAGATGTTGGATAATGAAGAAAAATCAAAGAAATTATTTAAGGTAACATTACAAGGTTTATCTAGTAGTACGAATATTTCATTCCATGAATCTTATGTGATTGCAAAAAACCCAGATGAAGCGTATAAAAAAGTACGTAAATGGCTTGATGAAAATAATTATGGTTTTAAGGACGAAAGAGAAATGGATACAATCGAATTAATTGCTGATGAATATAAGTATAATAATATAAGAGTACCTCTTTTTCTATAAACAGAAAACGGATTAAAAAATTCTAATCCACACTCGTTTTTTGATAGTCCGGTGGGTATATAACCAACTGTAAGTGTGGCATCGGCTAGGTGAAAATCAGTATTACAAAAAACAAAAGTCAATACATGGTGTATATAAATCATAAACCTATCACGTCAAAGCGGGGTTTTACTGGTTTTACCCGCTTTTAAAATTTGATTAGTATGAAAAGAAACAAAAAAATAGAACCCTGTAAATGTCCCAAATGTGGTAACGCCTGGCAATTTATTTCCGAGGCAGCAAAAGGATGGGAAATATTAAATGGCTGGAAAAACATACCATTGAAAACAATAAAGTTATGCCCTGATTGTGATCCGGAGTTGAAAAAATCAATGTCAGAAAGAAACAGAATGAGAACACGAAATTATAGCAAGAAAAAAAGGCAATTTAAAAAACCATCAAAGGAACTTGCATGAGAATCAATGAGGATTTAGGAAGGATATTAATAGAAACTGTCCACTCGGTTGGACTGGAGAAAGAAATTGCTATTTTATGTCGAACAAATAGTAATGTTGCATTTGCGTATAAGGTATTACAAAATGTTGATATTCCCTGTTTTCGTTGCGATAGATCGGTTAAAATGAATTCGGCAAAATTCAGATTCCAGGTTTCCGCATTAAGGCTTCTATATAACAAGTATAACGATATGGCTTGCCGATGGATATATCAATATTATTATCCTAATGATATGCTGCTTTTGAAGAAATGTGAATTACATGCAATGGAAATGGATAAATCACTTGTCGAGGTTTTAGCAGAAAATATTGATTGGTTTAAATACTTTCTTAATAATGAGAATTTTAAATATGCTTATGATGCTGTAAATGTATTTTTGAAGGAATTGCCATTAAAAAACGGTGGTATAATAGATGATTATGAAACCGGATTAGAATCAATGGTTGAGGAAAACCCACATATTCCGTTAGGTGATTTCCTTGCTAATATGAGTTTAAGAAGTGTACAAGATGAACTGTTTTCAGCACAGACAAAGGAATATAGAATAAAGATAATGACAGTACATGCAAGCAAGGGATTGGAATTTGATAATGTAATAATATTTAATGCTGTGCAGGGGACATTCCCGCTATTGAGAAAGAATAGTGATTATGAAGAAGAACGGCGGATTTTTTATGTGGCGATGACAAGAGCGATAGAGAGGCTTTTTATTTTGACAGTTAGCGATAGAGAAAGTCAGTATTTGAGAGAAATAATGAAAGAGGATTAGATGGCAAGAATGAGATATATAAAACCAGGATTTTTTCTTAATGACGAATTAGCAGAGATTAATCCATTAGGTAGAATATTATTTGAAGGACTTTGGTGTTATGCAGATAGAGAAGGTAAACTTGAAGATAGACCAAAACGATTAAAAATGGAAATATTACCCTATGATAATTGTGATATAAATAAATATTTAGAAGAACTTAAAAAAAGGGAGTTTATTATAAGATATTCAATTAATGGGAATAATTATATTAAAATAAAAAATTGGAATAAACATCAAAGTCCTCATGTAAAAGAACAGGATAGTATCATACCAGAACCAGATAAAAACAATGTAAACATCATACAAACACAGGATAAAAACAATGCAAGCACGCCTTTAACTATAACAGATACAGATACAGATACAGATACATCAAATCTTGATTTGACACCTTTTCTATCAATTTCATTAAAATTTCATTGTAAACAAAAAGAAGATGGTTTATCTCATCAAGATTTTAAAAATGAATTATCAGTAAAATCAAAGATTGTTATTAGCGGTGCTGAAACTTTAGAAAAACTTCATAGAATAGAAAAAGAATCTATTGATAATATTAAAAAAGTTCTTCGTTTTATATTGAAAGATACTGGATATGAGGATTGGGGTGGTTGGAAACCAAACGTTGTTTCTCTATCTTCACTGAGAAGAAAAAAAGATGGTGAAATAAAATATTTTAAGATTAAAAATTCAATGACTCATAAAAAAAGCAAAACATATACTTACGACCAAATGGGAGTAGCAATAGCTCAGAGGGGTTACAAATGGGAAGATTTTGAAGAAATTGAAAAAGATAAATGGATATTAAAGAATAAATAAAAATTAAGGAGAAATGATGTCAACAAAAATAGAATGGTGTGAAGAATCTTGGAATCCCGTGACTGGATGTACTAAGATTAGCGAAGGTTGTAAGAACTGTTATGCTGAGCGAATGGCAAAGAGATTAGCAGGCAGATTTGGTTATCCGAAAGACGATCCCTTCAAGATTTCAATAAATACTGGTAAACTTAATCAACCATTACATTGGAAAAAGCCAAAAATGATCTTTGTATGTAGCATGGGCGACTTATTTCATACCGACGTACCAAAATGGTTTCTCGATAGAATCTTTGATAGAATATTTTATGATGGTATAAGTCACCACAAATTTTTGATATTAACAAAACGTCCTCAAAACATGTATGATTATTTTAAGGAACTTAATTTGGATATACCAGAGAATGTTTGGCTTGGTGTATCCGTAGAGAATCAGAAAACCGCCGATGAACGTATTCCGATATTATTACAAATACCAGCGAAGATTCGTTTTGTTAGCATTGAACCAATGCTGGAATCAATAAACCTGAAAATAGAACAAACTTATGAAACAGCAGGAACAATGGCGAATAGATTCTTTAAACAAATTCCCAAAGGACTTGATTGGATTATAGTCGGTGGTGAATCTGGGCATAATGCAAGACCAATGCACCCGGATTGGGTAAGAAAAATAAGAGATAATTGTATACAAACAGGGACACCCTTTTTCTTTAAACAATGGGGGAAATGGATGCCAGCCAAAGAGGAATTTCCTGGACTTTGCCGAGGTCAAAATCAAGAGACTTATAGTTTAATTGGTAGTTTAAGAAATATCAAAAGGATTGATAAAGAAACATTAATATTACCTGTTGGCAAAAAGGAAGCGGGACGATTATTAGATGGTAGAGAATGGAATCAATATCCTAGAAAGGATTTAAGATGAAAGTTTTATATTTTGATACTGAGACAACAGGGCTTGATCCTATTAAGAATGATATAATTCAGATTGCAGGAATAATTGAAATAGATGGGGAAATTAATACAGAATTTTGTGTGAATTGCCAACCTTTTAATTATAATAATATTACACAAGAGGCACTTGATACGAATGGATATACTATTGAACAGATTAGAATATTTGATAACCCTGCTAAAGTTTATCGTATATTGATAGCAATTTTTGAAAAATATATAGATCGCTATGACAAGGACGATAAATTTTATCCAGCCGGTCAGAATGTGCGTTTTGATGTAGATTTTCTAAGACAATTCTTTATAAAAAATGGAGATAAATATTTTGGTTCTTGGTTTAATTATCATGCAATTGACTTAATGGCTTTAACAGCAGTTTTGAAATATACAGGATATATTGATGTTGAAAATTTAAAACTTGAGAGTATTGCAAAGTATTTTGATTTTGAATTCAAATCGCATAATGCTCTTGAAGATATAAAAACAACAAGGCAAATATTAAAGAAAATAATATCAAATTATTTAATAAGGTCTAATTAATGGATATAAGAATACCGCCATATTCAGATGAAGCAGAGGAATCGGTTTTAGGGGCTATGATACTTAGTAAGGAAGCAGTGGAAAAGGCTATGTCAATTATTAATCATAGTGTTTTTTATAAAGAGAAACATAATACAATATTTAGAGCAATGAATTCTTTGGTTAACGAGGGTGAAGCAGTAGATCAAGTAACAGTTATTAACTGGTTAAAGAAGAACAAGGAAATAGACTCGGTTGGTGGAGCGTATTATATAACAGGACTTGTGGAATCAACGCCATCGGCAGCAAATATAGAGCATTATGCAAATATTGTACTTGAAAAATATCTATTAAGAAAGGCAATTTTAATATGCGGCGAAATAGAATCAGATGCCTATGATTCAAACGATTCTGCTGAGAATATTATTTTAAATGCACAGAAAAAGATATTTGATTTATCCAGTAGCAGGATAAAAGGGAAGTTTGTAAAGATTGAAGATTGCATGACTGATTTCATTCAAGAAACAGAGAATATTAAAAAAAGCGGGAAGCCACCCGGATTAGAAACAGGGTTTTATGATTATGATAGATTATTGGGGGGATTACAGCCTGGATTATTGTACATATTAGCTGGAAGACCTTCGATGGGTAAAACTGCTTTTGCATTAGCGATAGCAGAGAATATAGCATCAAAGAGTATTTCAGTAGGTATAATATCACTTGAATCATTAACTCTCAGGCTTATAAGAAGATTGGTTATTAGAAAGGGATTATTAAATTCCCAGATATTCAATACAGGTCAAATATCCGATGGGGAATTTGACCAAATAATGAAGGTAGTAGATAAAATCTGGAAGTTACCGATTTTCATAGATGATTCTAATGATAGCGATATCAATCAAATTACTTCTAAATCACGGATGTTGAAAAGAATAGAGGATATTCAATTATTGATTATTGATCATCTACAATTAACAGGGAAAGATACAAAAGAGAGGGATAATAGGAATACAGAATTAGGTGTGATTTCAAGAGGATTGAAATCATTTGCAAAAGAGGTAAACATACCAGTTTTAGCATTATCGCAATTGAGTAGAAAATGCGAGGGCAGGATGCCGACATTATCAGATTTAAGGGATTCCGGAGAGCTTGAACAAAATGCAGATACGGTTACATTTATTTTCAGACCCGAAGCAGTTGGAATTAAACAGATAGAGGGAAAAGATACAAAAGGAATTGCAAGATTAAATGTGGCAAAGAATCGTGATGGAGAAATAGGAGAATTCAGGCTTGCATTTAATAAGAAATCTATTGCATTTGAGAATTATAGTTCCGGAGAAATTCCGTTTTGACCCATGCTTCGCCTACGGCTACGCAGGGCAGGCAGAGCACCCATGCTACGCCTATGGCTACGCAGGGCAAGGTATTTGAAGGGAGTTTAATATGATAAAAGTTATTTGGTTTGGGAGATGTCCTAATTGTGGGAGTTTTGAAATAAATGATTATTTATGGGGATATGTTTGTGGAGAATGTGGACATGTTGAATTTTATGTAAAAGAAACATTTGAGATTTATAAAAAGGAGAAATAATTATGGGTAAAAAAATATCAAATATTAATTGTATTTATTATGAAGATTATGGTAATTGTAAAAAATCTGGTGGAATATGTATAGAGGCTGATTTTCTCAATAAAACATGCAAGTATAAAAAATCATATAAAAAGCCACCCCCACCTCCACCCCCACCAGAATTAGTGCTGGTTTTACCACTTAAAGATGAACTGATATTAAAACATTGTCACGCATGTATAGAACTGAATAAATTTTGTCTGGAATGCCTTTCAATAGAGGGTGACAATACGAAAGAGAGGATGGTAAATAAGTCAAATCTGGAAGGATATTAAAACATGGTAAAGCGAAGTGATGAAATAGTTTGGAAAGAGTATACGATTCAATCTTTGCAGGTGGAATTAAAAAGTAAGGGTAGAAATCTAACCGAGAAGACAATATACCAAAAAGTGCGTTTAGGTGGTTTTGGAGTTTATGAATGTCTTGACGGATTGAAGGAATTTTTATTAAAAAGCAATGCAGTTGATAGTTACTTGAACCCGCTGATAAAAATTAAGAAAAGGGCAAAAGAGAAAATAAAGCATATTTTGCGGCCCAAATATAGCGAGGATGAGGCGAGGGAATTAGCGAAGAAAATGATAGATAAGGAGATAGAATCTAATTCATCATGGGTAAGAGATAAAGATAAAGATTTTGAAGGGGAGAAGATAAAGCGGATAGATAACTACATACAGATGAAATTACAGGAAGTAATTGTAGCTATTATTGATGAAAAGGCTTTGAAGGAAAATGCCGAAGAAACCAAAGAATTGCCACAGGATACTTTAAATTATATAAACACACGCTATTCAATTAAGTCAGAACGTGATTTTTTTATTAATAGATATTTTGGATATTTGGATAAATACAAATCTTTAGAGATTGATGATCCGATTATGGACACAGTGCTAAGAAATGCGATTGATGATGAATTGAAGATTAATTATTTAAGATGGTTAGCAAATCGTCTACCAACCGATGATAGCGTAACCAGTGCTTTAGATAGTGCAATCAAAAGATGGAATGATATGGTAAGTAGTTTAGGATTATTGTTGAGAAGAGGACAAGCACCACCACCACCGCCGCCACCAAAAGAAACTGATAAGAAAGGACATGAATTATACAATGAAGAGATTGAATAAGAGATCAAATTGTGCATTATGAATTATGAATTTTTAATTAAAGGGGTAATTATGATTAATTGGATTCGCAAACAAATAGATATAATTTATTTTCATCAACAAAAAAAAATCAAAGAATTGAAAATAAGTAAAGAATTTCAGTCTGAATTATTGAAAGAAACAAGACCACTTTTAGTACACAGTAATGTTAAGCTTGATGGTAAATTAAAATTTCAAGGGATTGAAATAGTTGATGCAAATAATAACATTTTATTTGATTGGGATTATGATGAATAATAATAATAATAATATAGAAGAACATCCTTGTGCTGTAACAAGATGTCCTAAAAAGACAAAAAACCCCCGAATGTTTTTATCATCATTTCCAGTTTATCTATGTGAAGATCATTTTGATATTCCATTGATTTTAATTGATGGCAAGATACAAACATATAAAATAGAAAAAGATAATTTAAAATTTTTATCTTTGTAATTAAAAGTTGGAGATGATATGGATATAAATAATATGAAACAGAATCATCCTGAATTGATAGTTTGGGATATAATGAGATGGATAGAGAAATTCGACCAGGGATTACAGAAATCTGGGGTGCGATTTATTTTAAAAATGCGTGGAATAAATAAATGGCTGCGTATCAGAAGGCTTTTAATTCAATTGAAAGTGCAGTGGTTGAATAGAATCAATGAATTGGAATTACAGGCTTATGAATTAAAAAATGAGGGTAATATATGGCGATGTATAGGGGCATTTCGGAAAGCGAATAAATGTTTTAAAAAATGCGAAAGATTGAAAGGAGAACGAATTGGTATTATTAAATGCCGACAGCAGGTGAGAGCATTGTGCCATTCACCGAGAGATGTTGATTTTCCTGATTATCTTAAATTTCCCGACAGTTGCAAATTACCCAATGATTTCCCTGAAATGCCTAATAAGCGCTGGTTTTGGTTTCACGATGGAATCAAGAAGAGAGTCCGTGCTTCGCCTACGGCTACGCAGGGTAAACAGGGCAAGCAGAACAAGAATATCAAATTTTAAATTGCAGATTTTTTATTAGAGGAGAATTAAATGATAATGAGCTGGCTTAGGGGACATAAAATATTATGGATATGGTCATTGAAAAGATGGGTTTATTCCGATAATAAAAGAAGTATAAAAAAGACACGGCCATGTAAAAATTGTGGTGAATTGCCGATTCTTATTAAAGTTAAAATCCCTGCTGATTTATCTTCTACAGGAGAAGAAAAATGGAAAATGGCTCAAATAGATGCTTGTATTGTTCCGATTGTAAAGGCTTTACAAGAAGGGGGAATTGATATGAGGGGAAGTTGTTGCGGACATGGAATTATAGATGGTGATATTCATTTACAAGACGGGAGAATTTTAATTATAAAAAAAGATGGTGATAAATATCTTAAAAAAAGGAGATAAAATGAGTATTTTAATTGAAGAAATTGAATGTGCTTTTAATCTTATGGAAGTTGTTAAGGCATTAAATGAGAACGGCACGAAAATAATCCGTGATGGAACACTATGGTATATAACGGATATTTTTAACGGTTATATAATTGGTGAAGGGAAAACATTAAATGATGCTGTGTATGAAGCAACAAACTATATGGGGATTAAATGAAAAGTAAAAGCAAGAAACCAAAATCATCGAACAGTGAGCTTAAAAATGCGCTGATGAATTTATGTGGATTAATAAACGATATAATAAATAATTATCAATAATGACGTATCTAACATAGTCAATAGATGGAGACTGAATGGTTAAAGACAGAGAACTGACAGCGATTGAGCGATATTATTATATGCACAACCCGATTGCGGCGATAAAGTGGTTATTTAAGCGTCGTGATAGGCGATTCAAATTACCGGATGTAAATATTCAGCGGTTATGGTTATACTGGTATGTAATGTTTTCCACCGATTGCAGTGGAAGATCAACGGCAAAATCACATGATGCTATTGCTGTAACTAATGCGAAATTGATATTAATTCCACATCAGGAAGCACTTCTCTTAGGACAGGACAAAAAGATAGGTGTGAAATTTTTTGATGAATATGTGCAACCCTGGATTGATTTATGTCCGAATTACAAGCAGTTTGTTATACCATTCAGGGGTACGGGAAAACCAAAACCGACGCACAGCGATTCAATGACATCATTGATGTATAGAAACGGCTCAATATTCGAGACATTTTCTGCCGATTGGCGTAAAGATGCCAGGACAGTACAATCATTCCGTTATAACCGCTTGATATTCAATGAATGGACTTCCTATAACAATATTGAAGCGATGGAAGAGCAAGTAAAGCCATGTATCACGAGAACCCAATATGAATGGAATGATACATGGAGGTTTCAAACAGCAATGGAAAAATACATAAATGAGCCACTCGGATTATTGACTAATGAGGAGATGGCATTATGGCATAAGGGAGAGAAAAAAGAGGGTAAAGATTACAAAATAAGACCACATTTGGAAGAAGGTAAAGATTATCCTTTTGAGAAAATCAAAGAGCGTTTTTATAATAATTTCAAAATAACATATCATTTCGATTATGAAGAGGGATTGCAATATAAAGAACTGAGGCTAAAGAAAATAAAAGATAGGCAAAGTATAAGGGATTTCTTCAGATTGTTTCTTGAGGGCAATCAGCCTTATCGTAACCAGATAATTTATGATGGTTCTGCAAAGCGACCTTCTGATGAATCCTACCAATGGATCGAGAGAATAAATGCTAAGTTAGGAAAAGAACTTGAAGAGTGTATGGATTTTGATGATTGGTTGAATAATGAGAAACCGATAGATCACCGTTATAGTTATTATTCGATTTCGGTAGATGATCTCCCAAGAGAATTTGATGGTATAATTTATGATTCGAGTATTATTAACGATTACCGACAAAATAATTTGAAGGAAGATTATGAGCGGATATATGGTGGTAAATGGATAGAAGGATTTGCAAGGAAGCCTTACGATCCTGCATTGATAAGAGAATTGAGAGTTAAAAAAGACGATCCAAGATATTTTGAAGTGCAATTAAAGGGGAATAGAGCTAAAAAATATATCAGTGCCATAGATGCAGCCAAAGGAACGGAAGCCTTGCGTAAGGGAATTGTAATAGTCAGAGGCGAAGGAAAAGGAAGGGGAGCAGATGCCGGTATGGCAACATTTGAATTAGGTGATAGCACGATAGAGAATCCTGATAAACTGGTTAATGTGTATAAAGCGGAAGATGTACGATCCGACCCGATGGCTTTTGATATACAGAATTTGTTAAAGAAATTTGAGAATATGATTTTGATGGGATTAGACCCTGGTGGCGGTGGTGGCGATCTTGCGGATTCTTTGAAGAAATCCGAATTGATTATTAATAATGTTAAGCAGCAAAGTATTCCGGTTGTACCGATAGATTATGAAGATGGTTCTTTTGTAGGGAAGAGGATTATAGTTTTTATAAGCCGTGGCACGGAATTGTTAAAAATGGCTCGTGTTGAAAGTAGTGATGAAAAAGCACTATGGAAAAGCGAAGATATGCTTCCCGATGAATTTCATAATAAAGCACGATTGGCAATACAAAATAAGACTTGTTTATTTCCAACTTATTATACTGAATATGAAAAAATACAAATGATAAATAAAGGCGAATTATCTTATGATAAAGTTGAGGTGATGGAGAATATTGATCTTGCACTTAAACAGATGACCGAGATTCAAATAGAGTTGGATAAACGCACCGGCAAACCCAAATTAAGTAGAAACGGTTTATATACCTATATAGCACCGAAGAAGAAGGATTTGGCTTATTGTGTGATTTATGGGTTGTATTTGATTAATGTGTATAGAACGATCGAGAAGAAGATCGGCGAGAGGAATAAGGGAGGGATCGTTATTGTTGTTTAATTGTCAATTATGAATTTTGAATTATGAATTTTGAATTAAAAGAGAGAAAGGAAATGTTATGATTACAAAAGATTTATTTGAAGAAATATTTAATATGGGATATAATTATGGATTCGGAGAAGGAGGGGAACATAGATGTGATGCACTTAATGCTAATGCGAGTTGGGAATATTATAAGAAGTACCAAAAATATTCTCAAGCAGATAATAATAAATATAATAAGAGAACCATAGGAATAAATGGTGCTTCTATGAATAATATTAAAATAGCATCAATAGGTGTGGAATATGATAAGAGTATTGTAAAAATACTTATAAACGATGTAATTGTTTTCTGTGGATGGAAAAGAGCTCTAAAAGATTTTTTTCAAGATATTGCAAATAACTGTTAATTAAAAGGAGGATAAAATGAAGAAAACTATGAGTTTTGAGAAGGCATTTAAAAAATATTCTTTAAAAGCGAGAGAATATAGCAGACAATTTCCCGAAGTATTGACAGGGCTTAAAATAACAAATTTGGAATATGGATTAGATGCTGATGGTGATCCACAAATATATTATTTTGTACTTGATAATGGAACAAAAATAGGCTTGGCAAGAGTTTATGAAAATGGTGCTGTAAAAGAATTAGATAGAACCGAAAGATATAAAGATGGTAGTATTATAAGGTTTGAATTTCATAATTGGGAATTAGGAAATATGGAGGATAAAATAAAGAAATTAACAGACATTAAATTAGAAGATTTATCTCGGATGGAAGAAGGGTTTATCACAACATCGAAACCACCAAAGCCATCTCCTCCCAGATTAATAAGAGAATTTCATTTCGGTAGAATTGGATATTGTAAAAAATGCGGATCATCCTTAAAAACAAAGTGGTTTTTTAAATTTATTGGTTGTATCCAACCCAAATGTGAGAATTATTATAAAAGGATAAAATAACGCATTAAACGATGAATATTTGAATAAAAAGGGATTTTGATGCTTAAAAATGGTATTATACTACAATTAATGAGATATTATTCTTGTATGAATGGGTATTATTTACTATTTTAGAAACGTTATGGATAAGATGAATACAGATAAAAGAAAAGTAGAGACAAGGCAGATAGTAGATACCCTGATTACTTATCATAAGCCTGAATATGCTGCTGACCATCTGGATATAAGTTTCAAGAAATTTGGTAAGAAATGTAAATTACTGGATATTCCGCTTGATATCGGCATTGAATATGATAAATCCTTAGCAGCAGTACGCGAGACTGTCAAGAGCTTTGAAATCATTACGAATATGATCACCTCTGCTATTCCGGATACACTGAGAGATAAATTCATATATGCCGAGAAATATTCAAAAGGGGATGATCTCGTACAAAGCATTACTTCTACCAAATCGGATTTTATGATGGCTGGATTCCATGTGAAATCCAAAGATATCGGAGTAGAATCTTTTTGTAACGAAATTAATCGTACATTCAATATGGATAATATTATTCAGCAAGCATGTGTGAAGGCTTCAGATATTTCAAATATCCCTTTTTATTATAAAACAGTAACTCCCAAAAGCAAAGATGTCGAAGATATAAAAATACTTGATCCTAAATGGCTTAGTATTATACCGCTTTCAATGGTGAAAGACGGTAAGCCACAGAAAGCGGTGATCCTGCAAATCAGCGATGAATTCAAAAGAATTTACAGGCAAAACATTCTTCTCTATAAAGATATAAAAATGATCAATGAGATGAAAAAAGCCATTCCGCCTAAATATTTAATGGCATTGAACAACAAAGGCGTAACCGCAAGGAGGGATTGCGTTGAATTATTAGAAGAAGATGGTGAATACGTCGAATTAATTAATTGGCGTGGCGAGAGAGATAGATTAGTTATGCCACAGATGACGGCAGTCTTTCCCGATATAAGATTAAGAATGCTCATACGTGATGGTGATTATTCGATATTTCATCACATAAAGCATTTAATTCACCAGGTGAAAGCAGGAAAAACCAATACAACCCAAAGTGGTGGATTCGGGCTTGTTAGTGAGATTTTGAATCAGCGCTTAACAGATGAAAAAGCACAAGCATTGAAAGCAGTTTATAGTGATATTGATAAAGTAATGCTGGAAATCACCGATGATACAATAGAACATAAATTTAATTTTCCCGATCCCGAATTATTCGATTATAGAAAATACCTGGCAGTTGAACAGAGAATACTACGTTGGGGCGGGATTGCTCTTATATTGCTTGATGCAACAAGCAGCAATTATTCCGGTGGATATATATATCTCAAATCGCTTTATGCCGATGTGATGAAATGGCGTAATGCTATCAGGAGAACATTGGAAGATTTCTATTTGACAATAGCACCTGCAGCAGGTCGTGGTGGATTGAAAACCAAGATGTTAGACCCCAAAACCCGGCCTCATGTATTATTTGATAATACTATGATGAAAGAGCCAAAGCAGATACTTGATGAAATAAAATTTTTGTTAGATAAAGGTGGCGGTTCGTGGGAGACTATACATGAGATGTTTGGTATTCCACATTCGATAGAGATGGAACGCAAAAAACAGGAATGGCTTGATGTAAAAGCAGAGAAACAGTTTCTATATCCTATTTATGAGGGAAGCCAAGGATTATTGCAGGGTTATTATGTACCACCTTTTCAAGAAAAGCAGGAAAATCTACCCAAGCAGATTCCAGGTAAAAAACCCGCCGGATCACCTGGCAATCCTGAGAAGGATGGGCTTCAAACCGATAATACCAAACAACCGAGACAACCAAGACCGAGTGAAGCGACTTTGAAAGAGATTGCGGATATGGGATTGCAGGTTGCGGATTTCGGAATTGTGAAGAAAGTCGGCACAAAGTGGTATGTATATAGCCACGACGGTACGAAGAAATTGAGCAAAGGCTATAAGACGAAGAAAGAGGCAGTTGAGAGACTGGCGGAGATTGAATATTTCAAAAATAAAGATAAATAATCATATTAGTTGGTGGTGATTATGTATGATAAAAGAATATTAATAATATCGCCATTCCGGAATGAAGAACATTCGGTTCCGCATTATCTTAAATCATTGGCGAATATCAGTTATCCACAAAATTTGATCGATGTTTGCTGGTTTGAAAATGATTCGAGTGATGATACTTATAAATTATTATTTAATTATATACAACCCGGTGGACTCAGGGATTTTAATTATTTCTCATTAGAGCATTTAACCATTATGGGCAAAATAGAAAAAAGCAAAACATTCACCTATTACAAGGATATTCCTTATGGTAAGAACAGAATTAAGCCCTGGCTGGTAATATGGAATGAATATTTCATACCGACAATATTGAAAAGCCGCTGTGATTATGTTTTAATCTGGTTTGCCGATTGCGTAGCACCACCGAATGTAATCGAGGAATACTTAAAAGTTTACGAGCAATATCCGGATTGCGGTTGGGTAGGCGGTGAGATGTGGCGAAGGCATCCGAGAGAGAGAGAATGTATATCGCCCTGGCAATATGGAAATAAAGTTCCAAAAGAGATAACTAAAGTACCATTTGCATCATCGCATTGCTGGCTAAGTAAAAAAGAATATTTTGAGGATGTTGAATTTCGATATCATAAAGCGGATATGCACATTTCGATTATCGAGCAATTCAAGGAAAAAGGGCTGTATGTATATTTCCAGCCGAGTGTAAAATTAAAGCATGTAAGTAATGATGGGAAGATATATAAATGAAGAATGTAAAATGTAAAATGAGAGGGCAAATTGATGATTAAGCAATTTATAATTTCCGATTCGGTTAAGTTTTTTGCAGATCGTATAGCGAGTAATTATCCTATAAAGTGCGTAAACGAGGACAATTATGATAAAAAAGCACCCTGTCTATTTATAGGTAATTATCGTCAAAGTGATTTAAGAAGGATAAACGAACATGAGGGATTTGCGGTGGTATTGTGGTGTGGGATAGATGTGGAGAGAAAACATATAGTCAGGGGATTGAAACCGAGCGTTAAGCATATTGCAACCTCGCATTGGGCAAAGACAATTCTTTCTTCTTTGAATATTGATTACAGGTTTATCAATTATTGTACAGCATATTTGAACCGTCGAAGTTCTGAACCTCTGGGTGATAAGATATATTGCTATGCACCAAATGAAATATACGGAAAATCCTTAGCGGAAGATGTCGGGAGACAAGTTGATTATGAATTGATATTAACGATAAGTAAAACTCAATATTCGCCAGATCAGATAAATGAATTCTATAGACAATCTTTTATGGGTATAAGGCTCAGAGATAGAAGCGATGGATCAGCGACAACAGTGCAGGAAATGGCATTAATGGGAAGAAGGACTATCTGGAATGGCGATCAACCTGCTGCTATTCACTGGAAAGATAAGTCTGATATTATCAGATTAATCGGTGAAGAAGCCAAGAAAATCGGCACAATTCCAACAGAAGTTACAGAGATAACATATAATTATTTCAACATCAATAACGATTGGTTGAATGAAGAATTTTACGAATAAAGAAAGAATAATATGAAGCAGAAAATTCTTGTAACCGGTGGATTGGGAACAATAGGATATGTTTTGGTAAGAGAATTAAAAAAGCGTGGTTACGATGTCTGGGTATGTGATTTAAAACATTCGTTTAATGAAAAGTATATACGATGTGATGTTGCTAATTACCGCCAACTCAGTAGAATTTTTGAACTGCATGAATTTGATTATGTTTATCACTTAGCTGCAGAATTCGGGAGATGGAACGGTGAGGAATATTATGATACACTTTGGCGTTCAAATGTCATTGGCACGAAAAATATAATTCGTATGCAGGAGCAATATGGATTTCGTCATATATTTTTCAGTAGTTCAGAAGTATATGGAGATTATAGCGGAATAATGTCTGAAGATGTTATGGATAAGTTTGAGATTAAACAACTCAATGATTATGCAATGACGAAATGGGTCGGTGAAATGCAAATTATGAATTCAAAAGAGCAATTCGGGGCGGAGAGTTTACGAGTGCGGTTATTTAATACTTATGGAGAGGGTGAATTTTATACTCCTTATAGGAATGTAATATGCAGGTTCATTTATCATGCTTTAAAAGACTTGCCCTATACCGTTTATCTTGGTCATCATCGCACATCTACTTATGTTACGGATACTGTCAGAACTCTTTCTAACATTATTGATAATTTTAAGGCTGGCGAGGTTTATAATATTGGAGGAGGTCAATATCACAGTGTTAAGTATTTATCTGATTTGATTCTTAAATATCTTGGAAAAACGGATAAGAAGATTAAGTATCTTGGAGGAGAAAAATTTACAACCAAAAATAAAAAGATTGATATTACAAAAGCAGAATGTGATCTTAATCATAGAAATCTTATCACATTAGAGAAAGGCATCCCAAAAACAATCGAGTGGATGAAACTTATATATAAGGAGAATAGTTATGGAAAAAAATATTGAAGCTTTTAATGGTGATTATTATCTAGCTGAAAAAGTTATTCAAGTTGTCAATAAATATTGTATAAGTAATATAATAGAAACGGGGACACAATTTGGAAAGACTACTGAATTTTTTTGCAAGTTAGTGGCGAATGTATATTCGGTTGAGTTAAATGAAAATAATTTCAATAAGGCAAAAGAGAGATTACAAGGGTATAAAAATGTGAAATTGTATAACGAAAGTTCCGAAAAGTGTCTTGATTCTTTGATTTCAAATAATATTTTAGTTGGGAATACAATTTTTTATTTAGATGCACATGATAATTATCCTCCAGATAGGGGGACAGTTATTTTAGATGAACTACGACAGATTCTTCGTTTAGATAAAGCATTGGTTTTTATTCATGATTTTAAGGTTCCAAGAAAGACTTTTGGGTTTGGTTCGCATGCCCCGGGAGTTGCTTTGGATATAAATGTAATTTCTCCTATTCTTAACACTTCTGGCAAAGAAATACAGTACAAATATCCTGAAAAAACTGCGGGAAAGAATAGGGGGAGTGTTTTGATTAAAATTGGAGATTGGAAAAATGGATTTAATTCTTGAACAACAAGCTATTATAAATAATACGAAAAGGATAAAAGAATTTCGGTTTGCGAATCCAAATGCTATTGAAATTGGACGATTTAAAATTGGTGTGTATCGAACACCAAAAAGTGAGATTAATGCTGTTAAAGATAGTTATCATTTTTGTATGGTTGGTGCTTCATATTCGTCAGATGGCTTAGCTAACTTTGATGATTGGTTAATTGCAGGATTAGAGCAAAGAGGGCATAGGGTTTCTCGCCTTATTGTGAATGCTAAAATTGTACATAGATATGGTGGCATTAGGGGATTACAAGAAATCCTCCGAGTCCAGTTAAAACGTATTTATAATAATCTACAGCCTGATATTTTCTGGGTTACTCACGGAGGTGGGCTTTGGAGTAAGGAAATGGTTGAAGATGCAAATGACGCTGGTTTGATTACCATGTTTTACGGAGTTGATGATATTGTACTCTTTGATTCTATTTCCAGACATTTAACCCCATCATTTGATCATGTTTTCACATTCCCATTTGTGAAAAGCGTTTATAAGGAACAATTGAATATTGATACAATAGATTTCTATTTTTGTGCTAATCCTTTTGTAGTTGGGGGGCAAGAACCGAATTTAATAGAAAAAAAGAAATACGAATCTGATATTATTCTTACAGGAAATGTACATGGAATAAGAAAATCCCCTCGTTTGATGTATCTTCTGCAATTTTATTTAGCAGGATTGGATATTAAATATTTTGGATGCGATAATTTGAATAAGATTCCTCAAGCATCTAAGATTTGGCAGGGATATTTTCGTTCAAGAGAAGAGGAAAATAGAGCTTATAGATCATCAAAAATATCCTTCAGCCTAACACAGCAAATTAATTGTTATGGCAAACGTTCTCAGAGTATAACATCGAAAATGCTTGATGGCGGTGCGGCAGGATGCTTGATATTGACAAATGATTTTCCTGATTTAGCAACAGGATTTAACTCAGATGAAGTCGTGGTTTATTCCTCCGTAGAGGATGCTGTTGAGAAAGCAAAATATTATTTAGATCATCCAAAAGAAAGAATAGAAATTGCTCAGAGAGGGCAAAAACGTTGTTTGGAAGATCATACAATAACGCAGAGGGTTAAGACAATAGAATCTTTATTACAGAAAGGAAAATGATGAATACTTATGATTTTTATTTGAATTCCAAGCCTTTTGAAATTACGATAGTAGATGAAATTATAGATAATGCCGCAGGAACGTATCCTTGCTATTATACGGTTAAAGATAATCAACTAATGATCTCCGGTAGTGTATATGCTTTAATAAAAGAGTTGGGGAATTTTATACAAAATAACAGAGTGCGTATAGGTAGATATGCAACTTCTTATCAGACACACGACACAAGAATAATGAGAATTCAACCATTCGAGAAAATTAATTGCGTGTGCGGAAAATTGATTAAAACAAATAATTTTACATCATCTAATAATTTAGATTTGAATGATTTCATAGATAAAGAAGCAGAGTTATTGACAGAGCATGTTAATTCAATTGAAAGACGATATCCTGATGCTATCCATATTGCTGAAGTGGGTGGTAAGGACAGTCAAATAATATTACTGATTCCGAAGTTAAGTAAGAACTGGTATGTGTTTTCAGCGTTTCCCAATTATCCATTGGTTAAACAATTTGTTGAATTAAATAATATTGATATAAATAAATTTTATACACATTTAGGAGATGATGAATTTGAGGATAATAAATTCATAGAAGAAAAAATCGTTGCTTTAGATGGTTTACAGCAATTACTACATCTTAGATGGGGGAAAAGCCACAGAAAGTTAGCAATCCAAGAATTTGGTGGTAAAAAGGTTATATTCTGGGATGGCGACAGTGGTGGCAATCTAAATTCTCCGCTAAATATTAACCGGTTGAAAAAAATCCAAAGGACAGAAGTAGAGTTTTTCCGGTTTTTCTGGACATGCTCACCATTACATCAGGGGGCAACTCATCAATATTATAAACAACTGGGATTGACCCGATTGGATATTTATAGTTATCCGCAATTATGGAAAGATGTTTTTATGCAATATAATCCGATTAATATTTTGAAAAAAGATATTAGAAAACAGCTTGGTGATAAAGTATTCGGGAAATCAGTTAAGTGGATAGATGAAAATCCTGCTCCTCCAGCATGGAAAGCCCAATTGAGATATGATGTTAGAAAGATATATACAGATTGCATAAAAAGGGAATTATTGAAGACAATACGATGAAGATAATTTTAAAGATAAGTCTTCAGGAAGTAATTCATGCAACTGATAAGAAGGAATATAAGAGAAAACGTGAGGAGTTATGGCTGAAATTAAGGAAGATGGGATTAAAGCCGTTGATTGAGGATGAGTATGAGATTAAATGAAAATAAAGAGCATATTAGAAAATGAAGAAATATCAGATTATATATGCTGATCCGCCTTGGAATTATAGCGTAATGGGCGATGTACACGGTGGAAGAGGGCAAAATAAGCAATACGAGACTATGAGATATACAGAAATTTGCGAACTGCCTATACAAGATATTGCGGATGATAACTGTGCCATCTTTCTATGGGCAACGTATCCAATGCTTCCAGAAGCAATGTACTTGTTACGTGCGTGGGGATTTCGGTATAAAACAGTTGCATTCACTTGGGTAAAATTAAATAGAAAAGCACTATCTCCGTTTTTCGGAATGGGACAATGGACACGGACAAACGCAGAAATTGTTTTGCTCGGAACAAAAGGGAAACCAAAGAGGGAAAGCAAGGCAGTTTCACAAATTATCTTCGGAGTTATTGAGGAACACAGCAAGAAACCGGATGAGGTGAGAGGTAAGATAGTTGAGTTAATGGGGGATATTCCACGGGTAGAATTATTTGCCAGAAAAAGATATGGAGGTTGGGATGCATGGGGAAATGAAGTTAAGAGCGATATTGTTTTTGAGGATATATAACATGTCAACAGATAGAAAAATAAGGAAAGAATATGGGTAAAGAAATAAAACAGATTATTAAGAAACTTGGCATGAATAAGAATATAGGATCGAGCATTAACAAAGGCTGGGCTTATCACGGATTGCCTTTTGATGATATTGATCTGCCAATACATCGGAAGGCATTAGATAAAAGGGTGAAATTAATTCTTTCTCATTACGATATTATAGAAAAGAGTGGTATCGATCTGGGATGTAATATAGGTGGGTTTGTGTTTTCCTGTCAATTAAAAGGAGCAAAAATGATTGGATATGACTATGATTCCCAATCAATTGAATTTGCTAAAAAGATAGAAAAAATTAAAAAGACAGGTGCAATATTCTATAATAAATCAATAACAGAGGATATATTAAATGATTTTGATAAAATAGATTTTTGTTTATGGCTCAGTCAATTCATGTGGTTGGTTAAAAGCATTGGTAAGGAAAGATCATTATCATTTATGTATGAATTATCCAAGAAAATAAATGATGTCATGTTTTTTGAAACTTCTTTTCAAGATTCGATGGCTGGTAAAGAAATGATCAAAATGGGGATAAAAGATAAAGATTCTGTGAGGAATTTATTAATAAATAATACGTGCTTTACTAAAATAAAATATATTGGGCATTTTGAAGATGGTTGGTCAAAACGTCCTGTATTCAAATGCTCAAATCCGAAATTAGAATGGAATGGTGTAACCGCTAAAGTAGAAAGAATATCAAAAAAAATAGTTAAGAAAAAAATTGGAGAAGGCGGACTTGAGGGATTCAAATTTTTAGATTGTAAGGATTATGAAATTAAATCATTATTTACATTATGCTCAAAACATTTCCCTATGCTTTTGTCTATAAGCCAAAACTCTTTAGATATGGAGTATTGTGGTATTCCTTTGACAAAAGACAATATGCCTGTTGATTATGAAGACCAGATAAAGGCAATTTTAGTGGAATTAAGGCAAGCCAAGATTGTACACAGGGATATCAGACCAGACAATTTATTAGTAAAAGATAATATAATAAAACTAATTGATTTTGGATGGGCTATTGAAAAAGGCAAAGAAAATGAGAAATATCCTGGTGGATTGGGTTGGAAATTTAAAGCCAAAGGAGAATTTGATGATGAATACAGTTTAAGAAAGTCAATTGATTTTATACAGACCCATGCTACGCCTACGGCTACGCAGGGCAGGAAGGATAAAAAATGATTGAAAAATCAACAAACCGAAATATTAGCTCCAGCGAATTGTTAGATGCACTACAGATTGCTTGTAATGATATTGAATCACCCAAAAATGCACATCATAATCGTCGTGGATTATTAAAAGGAGTAGCATTTTCGGATGGATATTTAACGGGAAAAAGAGCAGGACTTTTAGAAGCTATAGAAATTATTAAAAAGTGCATCTAACATTGTCAATATATGGAAAATGAAGAAATAAAACATGAAAAAATTAACAATATTGATATTAACGCATAATCGGTTAGAATATACACGATTTTGTCTTGAGGCAGTGAAAAGATATACGGATTTTTCTTTGATTAAGGATGTAGTTATTGGCGATGCAGAAAGTATAGATGGTACGGAGGAATTGGTAAAAACATTTGATTTTGGAAAAACGGTAAAAACGGTATATAAAATACATGCTGGAAATATAGGATTGAATTTAGGTACAGGGGCGAAATATGCAAAAGGCGATTATATAATTATTATAGGTAGTGATATTTTAGTAGCACCGGATTATACCGAGAAAGCATTAACCACTATTCAATTAGCCCGAAAGCACGGAATTAATATTGTTGCTTACGATGATGCTGCATACAGATTGAATTTTTACGGTGAGCCAATATTACTTGATAATGGTATCACATTGAAAAGATCACGAAATGTAGGTGGATTAGTTATCATTCCGAGAGAGAAGATGTTATTGAGAGGTGGACGTGGTCATTATCTTGGTGATGCTAAAACGCTTTATAATGGTTGGCAAGGCTGGTACAGGGCATTTCCCAGAGAACTGGCAATGATGTTTCCAAGATTAGGATGTTTTGATATGTTGCGAATAGTAACAAATCCGAAAGGTTTTGAATATATTGAATACCGGAAAAAAGAACCACTAGTGCAGGAATTGATTAAAGCCGATCCGATCATGCTTAATAAGAAATATATAAGAAACAGATGGGGCAGAGGTCATTCACTTGATAGGAAAAGGGATTAGGAATATAAACAGAGAGAGGACTATCTTGATAAAAATTATTTTTAGTAATCAAGTTGACGAAGACAAGATAATTATTCCACTATGGTATCACTGGTACACAAATATTTTTAAAGCTGATAAATTACTTGTATTAGGTGCTTCTGTCAAAGGTACTACCCATACAGACTGGGTTAGGAATTTTTATAAAGATAAAACTAATGTTATTTATTCGGAGAAAGAATATAACTATTGGCATTTTCCTAGCGTTTGGGAGGATCAAGTATCCATTGTTGAATCTCATATACCGTCAAATGAAAATTATTATACGTTGATAGCAGATTGTGATGAGTTTTTTGAACCAGTGGAAGATTGTGTTTTAGAACATAGTAGATATATTGCATATAAACAGTTAAGGTTGGGAGCGTTGGAACAGTTATCTTTAGGAAATATTATGGGTGCTGATATTTTTACTATACCTAATATAAAAGATGGGTTAATAGTTTATAAAAGTACGCCTATACGATGTGGATTAGTAAATGATATAAAAAATTTGTTTGTTGTACCAGGAGTAGCAAGAGGATCGAAATTTTCAGGATTGTATTTCTTTCATCTGCATTTTATGGGGTTGAATTGGTATGTGAAAAGATTTAAAAATATGAGATACCCAACAGGAAGATCAAGTTATCACTGGAAGATTTATACGAAGAATATTCAAGAACGATTGTTAAAAGCAAAATATGACGAATTTCTGAATGATATCGATAGAAGCCAGAATATTGAATTGATAAAGAGATTTAAAGGATATTTTGAATAATAGAGAGAAGATTTAATCACTAATTATCCATCAGTTGCCCGTCAGTTGCCGGATTCTCAAACCGGATGTCTTTGACACACGAATTGCACTAATTTTTAAAGAGGAGAAGAAATGAAAGAGAAAAAATTACTAATCATTACATGTGTCTATAATCGCTTGCCATTGGTAAAACAATGCGTCGAAGCGGTAATACAAAATACGAATGTTTTTGAAATGTATACGAAAGGTATAAGTTGCACTTATGCTTTAGTATATAACCATCCACCATATCTTGGTATTAAGCAATATTTAGAAGACAATTCGGGTTATCGGGGAGGTCCAGATATTAGTTGTTGTATGGATGTAAGATTATTAGACCCAGGTCGGAATTTGGGATGTCACAGGGGATTTAATTATGCTCTGGGTTATTATATATATCGCTATAAACCTGATTATATAGTGAAATTGGATGATGATACGATTGTGCCGAAGAACTGGAATATCCCGATGATGGAAGTATTAGAGCAGGATAAAAAACTGGCATATTTATCTTCAGTAGATAAGGATGCTAAACAGGGCAAAGAGTTCTTTATTAAGAAAATCGGCAAGTATAATATAGAGATACCGAAGATTGGATGTGTTGGATTTTCCTGTGTAATGTTTCCTATCAGGTCGCTGATAGAAATAGGGACTTTGCAAACGGGTGGATTAGTGCGTATGGATGGCGATAAGATCGAGGATTCTAATCTATATGGTGGTGAAGAGATGAATTATATGGTTCGAGTAAAAGAACATCATCAATATGGTGCATATATCCAGGGGGTTGTTGCTCAACATCTGAAGAATGAAGACCGTGATATTGATTATGTATTATGGAAATACTGGTATGGTTTTAAGGGAGCAACCAAGAAGGATTTAGTTGAATTTAAAAAAGACAAAAAAGAATTAATAAGAGGATATGAACACATGCTAACTATTGATAATAAATGGTGGCGTGAAACGGCTATAAAACGGTTAAAGGAATTGAAAAAGTCATTGTTTAGTAGATTATTAAGAATTAAGAAGAGACAATGACATATAAATATTAATTGAGTGCAATGATTCCATGAAAAACGGTTACTTTTCGTGAAAATTGGTTACTCAAATTATTGGAGGACAAATAGATGGAAAAAGTATCAATTATAATAGTAACGTACAACCGGTTAGATATGTTGAAAAAATGTCTTGCTGGAATAAGAAAAAATACTAACTATCCTTATGAAATGATATTAATTGATAATGGCAGTGACAGAGAGACTGCTGATTATATCGGATTACAGGGATGGATGGATGATGTTTGGGGAGTATACCGATTTGATAATAACGCAGGTTTTGCAAGGGGATTTAGTAAAGGACTTGCAATGACAGATTGTAAGTATAGAATAATACTTAATAGCGATACAGTTCCTTATAAGGGCTGGCTTGACAGATTGGTAAGATTTTTTGATATAAATCCAGATGTGGGAATAGTATTGCCATATACAAATTATGCTTGTAACCCTGAGATACGTTGTGATGAACAAGTCATATTTGATACTCAAACAAAATTATTAAAAGGCGATGTACCGGCAATATGCTGGATGATATCGAGAAAATGCTATAATGCAGTTTGTAATGTAATTGAAAAATTGGGTGGTGGCAATTGTTTTTTCCACAGTGATTTTGAATATGGTTGGGCAGAAGATATATTGACTTCACAAATAATAAGGAAATTGGGATTTGATAGATATGTAATAGGCAAGAGTTTCATTTATCATTTTGGAATGGCAACGCAAGCAATCCTAAAGGATACAGGTGGTTTCAGAAAAAAAAATATGGTGAAATTGAAAAAATATCTTGAAGAATTAAAGGAATTGAATTTATGAAAGTATTGCACTTTGTAGAAGGCGATAATGCCTGCACATATTACCGAACAACACAGCCGTGTGAGTTTATGAAATGCAGTGGTCATATTCATATAATTATACAAATTTATTGCAAATTATCGGAAAAAGATAGAGATAAGATATATAAAGTAATTCCCGATATGGACATAATATTTTTCAATAGGTTTTTAGATTGGCAGGATTTAATAGAATTTGCAAATAAAAAGAATGTAATTACAATATATGGCACAGATGATTATTTTGAATTTGGAGATAAAAATCCATTTGGTGCAATTGCAAAGTATAATCATTATGATCTCAGATGCCAGAATGCGGCACAATCTTGCGATGGAGTGATTGTATCTACAAAGGCTCTACAGGAGATTTTTTATAGATATAATTCAAATACCTATGTTGTACAGAACATGATAGATTATTCAATGAAGCAATGGCATAAGAAAATAAGAGGAAATGGGAAAGCGAGCAGTAGAGCAGGGGAGAGAATTGTAATAGGATATTATGGAAGCCCGACGCATTATTATGATCTTAAAGAGGCAATGCCAGCAATTACACAATTAATGCAGGAGTATCCGAATCTGGAATTTCATTATGGGGTTATACCAACAGAGGGTGTGATTTACGATTTGAATAAAGAAAGAGGTCGTTTTAAAAAAGAAGTTAATCCAAATAACTTCATGGCAATTAAATACAGGAATTTGAGTAAGGATATGCCTAACGACAGGGTTAAGTACTTAACCTACTCATCGATAGATGAATTTGGTAAAGTATATGCAGATTTTGATATTGCTATTGCTCCACTTGCGGATACTGCAATGAATAGACATAAATCGAATCTAAAAGTTATAGAACCCGGTGGATATAATTTACCAGTAGTTTGCTCTGCTATTCGTCCATTCACAGAGACGATAAAACATGGCGTTGATGGATTTTTGGTAAACACTCCCGATGAATGGTATGATTATCTCAAGCAATTAATTGAGAGTAAAGAATTGCGTAATACAATAGGAAAAGCATTAGGCGAAAAAGTTCTATTGAATTATGATATTAGAAATCGCTGGCATGATTGGTTTTATACTATATTGACAATTGCAAGAATATCCGGTAAGCCATTTCGGAATATCACGGGCAAGAAATGGAGTAAAGCAAGAATATTACGCAAAAATCTATTCGGTTAGATTATGGGTTTTCGTAAGAGTAAAGAATTATCAAGGCGCAATAAAGATATATTGGAAGAATATATTCGGTATTGCAAGGAAGGGAAATTGCAAGATAAAGAAATTATAAAGAGACTGGCTAAGAAATTTTATCTTGCAGAGAGGACTATTGAGAATATTGTGTCATTGAGGAATGATTTGTGAATATTTGAATATGTGAAAATAAAATTATAATATAAAATATCAGATAACTTGAAGCCCCGATTATATCGGGTTTTTTTATTTTCAGATACAGAAAATATTGCACAATATATTGTATTTTCCCCTTTAAGGGGAAAGTATATTGTATAAAATGTTATATTTTTGTTTATTATGCGTCAGAATGAGTGAGAAAGGCGAAATATGGAACAATCGATAACATTCAAAGCAGATATTGCTAATTTCCAATTTATTCAAGAACCACTTAAAGTTTCTGTTGGAGAAAAGGAGTATGTTTTTGAACCAGACGTTAGTAAATCATTTTTCCATTTTGATTTGCTTTCTTCTTATCCTACTTTTAATTCAAATAAATTAACATTTACGCTTCCGATATTAGCAAAGGCGTTTGCAACTGCTATGTATAATCCATTGGATATTGAACATATATTGGAAGGCAATCCTGGTATTTTCGATCCTGAAAAAGATGCTAATCGCATTATCGGGGCAATGATATTATCTTATTTACCAGGCATTGAAAAGTATGGCGACGATGTACCACTAGTACCCGATGCTCCTATACCAATGCGGATCGTTGGCGTTGCATGGAAGCGAATTGCGGATGCCCAGGATTTATTGCAGGGAATGGCAAATGGTGTGAAATGGGGTACATCAATGGAGGTTATCAGGAATTCCAGTGAGGATATGTATGTCAATCCTGAAACCAATGAATTCTATGAATTGGGCAGTGTACCAGAAGACTTAAAAGACAAAGTTGTATTGGCTGTTGGTGGTAAAGGCGATAAGGAAAAAACCACTGTTAATTTCTGGGGTGGCGGATTCACATTATCACAAGCAGATAGGACGGCAAATATTCTTTCTTTGAACGCAGCAATGGCAAACAAGGGAGAGATGACAATGAAGATAGATAAATCAAAAACAGACAAATCGAATATAGAAAAATTATTTGCTGATACTAATAAAATTATAATAATCACCGATGGTTCTGCAAGTGGTACTATAATGCAAATAGGTGAAGAGCAAGTTGCTTTTGAAAGTCTTTGGTTAAGTTGCTCTAAAGATAATAGAGACGATAGAGTATATATGGATTTTTCAGTAGTGAAAGAAAAAATCGGTGATTTTGTTGTTTACCAACGATATGAATTGAAGAAAAAAGAACTCTTTAAAGCGGAAGGAGATGAGGACATGAATATTATACAACAAGCAAAGAAAGAGTTGAAAGAAGAGGGATACAAGAGTGCTTCCGAGATAGAGAAAGAGATTTCTACGGTTAAGGAAGGATTTAAGGATTTTGTATCTCCTGACAAGCAAAAGGAATTGGTAGATCAGGCAGTTAAGGACAAGGCAGTGGAGATCGAGAAAGCAGTTAAGGAAAAATACGATATTCTTTTTGCACGTTTAGGTGAAATGGAAAAAGAAGGTATTAAGGTAACGGTTTCGAGAAAAGAAAAGATAATTTCTTTTAAAACAGATGAAGCAGGAAATAAAGAATTCAAGGAATATTTGGATTCTATTAAAGCATCAATTGCGGATATGGAAAAAGTATTGAAAGAGAAGAATGTTGAATTGAACGATAATTTAAAAGCCAAAATATCGGCATTTAATGGAGTTGATGACCTGGAATTTAAGGCATTAATAGATGGTATCAGCATGATTGCATCGAAAGCCAGTGGAGACGATAGAGAAACATTCGTTTTTTCTCCTACTGGGGGGGACATTGATAAAAATAAAGACCCTTTTGCCGGAATGCACAAATGAGATAGGAGGTAAAGATGAGTTTTAAAATTTTACATGGAATGGATGAATTGAACATTGGTTATATGACCTGTGATACGGAATTGGCTAAGGGTATCGCTGTTGAGGAAGCCGGTGACGGCACAGAGATCGTCCAGGCTTGTGTATGTGGTTCGCCTTTAGGATTTTTGCTTCAGGATGTTACAGAAGATGGAGCTTCATACCAGGAATTGGAATTACTGCCAGGCTCGGAGATTTATGAAGTTAAGATCGGCGGTAAGGTTGCTATAATCGATGGTGAAGGTGAAATAGTAACAAGCCAGGTTGTTGAAACGGGTACTGGTAATTTAGGAGCTGCAACTGTTGAAGATCAGCTTTCGATTCTTAATGGTAAATGGCGAGTTGCACAGACAGGCGATACGGTTTGTGGTTTTCTGCGAGGTACTGATTATAATAGTGTTTCTGGTGATTATCATATCCGCAGGATTAAAGGTGGATATATAAAGGCATAAAAGGAGGTTTAAAATGGGACGAATACTTGATAAAAATTTAGAATTAATGAAGCCTGCTATTGCCGCTATGGAAGATAATCAAAAAAAGAGAAATGCGAGCAAATCCGAGAGGCGAGAGGCATGGAAATCAACATTTCAGAATTATGAATTAGCGGCATCATGGGCGGCACACCGTAAAGAGGTATTTAATCTTACGGTATTACCGGATTTAATAGCATCGGAATTGTTTGAAATCATATCGCTTGAAAAAGGTCAGCGTATCGAGATAGATACGACTTACAATGCGGAATACCAGGTCAAGGAAATCAACCAGATGGGTGGAATGGTGCATAACTCCTGGGTTATGCCCAATACAGTTAATATGAGAGATGTATATGAGATTGAAACTGAGGAAGTGGCATATCCTGTCGAGTCAATCATACAGGGTAATATTGATAAATCCGATGAGGTCAACAGGGATGTCAGGTTTGCTTATGAAAATAAGATAGATTTAGATGTCTGGACATTGTTTACAAGCATATTTGATACTTTTACCACAAATGCTACTTACAGATTACATTCGAGAGTTGATAGCGGCAACTTACCAACAACCAATATTGTTGATGCAAGTGCCGAAGGTGGTTTGACAGTAGGTGCAATGAAACAGTTATTGGCACATTGTGAATTAGCCGGTATAACACCAAGGTTAATTTATCTCTCACCACAAGACAAACCCGATATATGGGATTGGACAACTGTTGTAGCCGGTTATACCGGTACTACTCCAACACCCCAAGATGTGCTTTCATTGGAAAAGCACGCTGAATTATGGAAAAGTGGTAAGATTACCAATATGTTTGGCTATCCTGTTATTTTCAAGACATTGAATTTTCTTGCTCCTGGCAAGGTTTATGTTGCTAGTGATAAACCTTCGGGTAAATTGTATTTCAAACCTGATTATGAACGGGTGATTTTCTATACTCAAAATGAATGTCGTAAGCTTATGAAATTACCGAGACATGAAGCGGTAGGTATAGAAGGTGTCATTAAACCGTTGATTGAAGCTCCGCAATATCTTAATTCGGTGAGACTTGATATTGCATAAAATATTTTCAAAGAGGGATTCTTTGAACAACTTCTTTAATAAGGAGGCAATATGGCTCAATTTATAAAAGTTAAGCCAACGGAATTGTTACATGGTGTTATACGCCTGAGCAAAAAGGTTTTCATTAACCCGAATAGTGATTGGCGTGAATTACCAATAACTGCTGAAAAGCCTAAAGATGAAAAGAAACTGGCGGAATGGCAGTTGATGATGGATAAGGTAAATCATTATTGGACAGTTGGGAAGTTACAGGTTAAAGGCAAAATACCACAGAGGAAAAGAGTCAAGGAAACTTTTTATTGTAAGGAAAAGGATGGACATCTTAATAGCCCTGTGCCTGTATTCAAGGATGGGTTATGTTCCTTTCATTATAATAAAAAGCATCCGGAGATATTTGCGGGTTAATTGTCAATATGGGGTGAGATATGAGCAGGACAAAGTTAAAAGACCATTTAACCGGTGGCGATATAGATTTTGGTGATTTGCTGACGAATATGGCTTATATCAGGCAATATCTAAGTGAGAGTTTTCCACCTATAATCGAAGATATTACACCAAGTGATACTACCGTACTTTCAGATGTATTATGGATACGATGTGGTACTTCGGGCACTTTAAAGATAAGGGATTCTGAAGGCAATGATACTACTCATTCAAATGTAAGTGCTGGTGAGAAATTCTTCGGTAGAATAACGAAGGTATATTTAACAGGGACGACTTGCACAGGGATAAGAGCGTGGAAGGTTAAGGGTAGCTAATTGTTAATTGTGAATTGTTAATTATTAATTGGAGATGAGAGATGCTGACAGTTTTGAAGGATTTCTTTTTTGATTTAATAAACATTATCAAAGATACATTTTTGGGCGGTATAAATCACAAACTTGAAGAAGAACACCGAAAACTTGATGAAATCGGATAAGAGGAATTAAAATATGTTATCACAAGAAGAAGTAGCCATTGAATATGTAAAATTTATTTATCAAAATGGTGATGACCATAAAATTAAGCGTGGTGATGATGGTGCTATATCTGGTTTTACAGGTGGACATTTGTTATCTGTTGCGACTGATGGTAAAGGATTTGAGGATTCGGGGATTAAGAAGGATACAAGTGGTGCAACTGCTGATAAGGTCGTAACGCTGAAATCTTTACATACCGACAATAGAGTAATAACATTACCTGATGCTACGGATACATTGATAGGGAAAAACACAACCGATATATTAACACTCAAAACATTAACTACTCCAGTTATTGCATCATTTTATCGGGATGCAGGTAAGACAAAATTAATGACAGTGCCAAATGTGGCGAGTGATACATTGGCTTTACTCGCTGCGGTACAGATATTGACAAATAAGAGATTAAATAGCCCAAAGATTAATGAAGATACGATTTTATCTTCTGCCTCTTCTGCAATCGATGATGCAGTGGATAAGAAACACGCAAAACCAGATGCTAATTATGATTTCTCTGCTGGTTCATGGGATTATCCGGACAGTAATCCAGCACCTTTAGATACGGATTCCGGTACTAATGGGACTGCAAAACGAATTTTATTTGATGATACCACTGAAGAATTTATTATAGATCAGATTAAACTTCCAGGTGACTTAAATGCTTTGGGAACAGTAACGTTCGAGACTTATGGCCATGCAGTGACATCGGTAGCGGACAAAAAAGTCCAATTGAAATTTTACCATTGTGCAAAAGCTGCAGGTGAAAGTTGGGATGCTGCTTTTGCCTCAAAAGTGAGTGGAGATAAAGATTGCGATTCTACACAAGACGAAAAAGGATTAGACCATTTTACCTGGACAGAAACGATTGCAAATTTGGGCTGGGCTGCTAACGATTTTGTGAGGATTAAGCTATCAAGAATAGCACCTTCAGAAAACAATCTGAGTGGAGATTATGGTATTTTCCATTTCAGAGTTAAGATACCGAGAACATAAAGAGGAGTATTATTATGGCGTTGGAGCTTGATGGGTTAGGTGTTATTAATATTGGAGAACCTATAGTATTAGACCAAGATTTTTCGGCAATTACATTATCTTGTTGGATTAAACACTCTACAGGAGATGTATCTCCTACTGATTATATTTTAGGCAAGGGATCTATGTGGTATTTAATGTTTAATAATCCAACAATATGTAAGTTCAGACACTTAAATCTGGGAATTGCAAATACTTCGGTTACTGTACCTGCTATTGGAACTTCTTGGCATTTTATTGTTGCTACTTACAATGGAAGTAGAACAAATATTTATTTAAATGGAGTGGATTATGATGGTAATACTGGATTATCTGGAGGTCTGGGAACTAATGATGTGAATGTCGGAATAGGTAGTTATTTTGGTGATACTCCTTTTTGGAAAGGCTCCATCGACGAAGTCCGTATCTACAACCGCGCCTTGAGTGAAGCAGAAATTAAGATTCTTTATAATTCAAGAGGGCAAAATATAATAACCAAAGGTTTAGTAGGTTATTGGAGAATGAACGAAAAACCTGATGGAACAGCAGCAAGTGGAGCTAATTCCATTATAGATTTAAGCGGATATGGAAATCATGGAACACCAGAAGGCGGACCAATTTATCGGGCAACACCCAATAAGATATATATTCCGAGAGTGATAGCATAAGGATAAATAGTCATGTCAACAGTAATCAATAAAGATAAATTAGAAATAAGAAGGAGTGTTCATACTCCAGATTATTCTGGTAAAGATGATTGGCTTATAAATCCTAAACTTCCGGATTGTTCCAAGAAGTACTGGAAAGTTGCCGGGGCTAATGTAACAGAAATGACCAGTGAAGAAAAGTCAGTTAAAGATGCCGAATTAACTACACAACAACAGGAATTATTAGAAGAACAACAGGAACAAGAAGTTCGCCTTAAAAAGGTAAGGGGAAAATTCCAATTATTGGGATTTACAGAGGAAGATATAGAATTATTTAGAGTATTATTTTCATAGTTGAGCGATTATCGATAGGGTTGGTAAAATAATGAATAACAAAGATTTAATTACACAATTGAAAGCATTTGAAGATAATTTACCAGTTTATTTCTGTAAGAAAGAGGAAATGTGTTTTTCAAATGTAGTTGAATCTGAAGAAGAATTGGATATGTTGACAGTTGATAGAATAGAATTAATGGAAGATAAAATAATATTAACCAATGTCAATGGAGTTGGGGAGTTAGAGAGTTTAGGAGTTTAGGAGTTTAGGAGTTTATATGGATGGTAAAGAATTTTTGAATTTAAATGCTGATGATTTAGTAAAAACGGGAAGCACAAAAATAGTATTGAAATTCGTTATTGTAGGACAACAAAGTTTATTCAAAGAATTCAATGATATTGAAGAAAAATTATTAGATCCCGATAAAGGTATTTATGCAAGAATTAAATCAAATACAGATGCACGTAAATTATTTCAGCGAATCTTTATCGGCTGGGGTGCTATTATGACGGGGTTAATAACCGCCATGCTTTTTAAAATACTTAGCAAAGGAATATAATCACAAAGGAGGCAATATGTCTGAATGGTTTAGCTTACAGAATATTTTAATGATAGTAGCTTTGATTTTATCAGTTGTATTTGGGCTGGTATCATTGAAGTACAGAATACTTATCGTGAAGTTGCGTGATATTGTTAAGAAATACCGTGACTCGATCAGCGAGCAATCGGAAGGTGGCAAGAGTTTAACAGCCAAAGAGAAACAAGAGATAATGAAATTGATCGTACTGTTTTTTCAGGAATTGGGAATGCTATTGCTTAAAAAAAAGTCAAAAAGTTGAGGATTTTATGGTTAGTCTTAAAAATTTTAAGGAATCTGACTTCTACTGTCCGTGTTGCGGAAAAGAGATAATGAATGATAGGTTTTTGATACAATTGCAAAAAGCAAGGTCTATTGCCAATGTTCCATTTGTTATTAATTCAGGATATAGATGTAAAAAACACAACAAAGAAGTTAGAGGGAAACCAACATCTTCGCATTTAAAAGGATTAGCGGTAGATATTATGGTTAAAAATTCCTGGATGCGCTATAAGATTTTGGAATCATTTATATCTGCGGAATTTAAAAGAATAGGTATTGGAAAAGGATTTATTCACGTTGACGCTGATACCGATAAACCACAAGAAACAATCTGGTTATATTAAAATGAGTAGCATTACTGATTATAGCGACTTATATACTTTTGTCCGCCACGCAGCGGGCGATTTCGGTACATATAAAGACGGCAGTCGTGTCGGTGATTATAAATACCAGGATGATGTGATAGATAATGCTATTACTTACAATTTACTGAAGATGTCGAGTTATTCTAAGGTATCAGGTGCTGACCAGATTACACCGATAATGACAGATGATAATGATATAGGATATTTAATTAATCTCATAGCACTAAAACTTGTTATAGCAGATTTATTGACAGCATATAAAACGAGAAACATGGCGGTAACGAAAGATTTGAAATATTTAATTGCGAATATATTACATGATCTCCAAACATTCAGTAATGTAAAAGGTTTAGTTCATGAAAAGGATGGAGCGCTGGAGATGCTATACGATCTACCAGATAGAATCAGTGATTTCGTTTCAGCGAATACATAAGAGAGGAGTAATAAATAATGAAGTTAAAATTTATATGTACGGATAAAGTGAAAAGAGAAGGGATAAGGATTTCTTATGGTGATAAGAGTTATAAAGAAGGCGATATCCTGATAATTGATAGGGAAAAAGAGCAGGAATTTAGTTCAAGTTATATCAGGGGATATTTCAGATATATTGGGATTATACAACCTGATAAAAAAGTACTAGTAACCAAGAAATCAGAAATAAAAACTAAGAAAAAAGAAAAATTAAAGACTAGGAAAAAAGAAACAAGAATTAAGAAAGATAAAAAGGCTTTGGGTATTCCTAAAGGATTTAAAAGGGATATCATAATTAATGAGAAGCCGGATATAAAGATTTATAATATTGAAAAGGAGGTTGAAGATGACAAGAACAACTAACGTGAAAAACCTTGAGGAAGGCCACTTATACGGATTAGTGGCGAATGCAAATGAACACAAATTTGGTGTGGTGCAGATTTTAAAAGTAACCGGAGCAGACGCAGTTACAGTTACAAATGGTGATGAATATTCGGATTTTCCAGCTATTTGTGGTGATGTGTATGGCTATGTAAGAACCATAACACCAATCACTGGTGGTGAAGATGAAACCGATATTGTTGTTACTGTAGATGGTAACACGGCAACTATTCCTGCTGGTACACCTTCGGGGCGTGGTTTCGCATTAGCGGATGCAACTGATTTAACAGCAACCCCAACTATCACAGGTGGTGTAGCCGGTGATATTCTTGAGATTGTATATGTACCTCAATTTGCAACATCAGATGAAATTGATTATGTAACTGATTTCGGAAGGACTTATCCCGATAAATATCGTGGTATCTATTACAGAGGCGAATTAAAGCATAGGAAGAGGATATGGAATGTTGAAAGCACATTATCATTTACCGCTTCATTCCTGAGTTTTGAACAAGTTATGCATCAATTTGCTAACCTGGAACACACATTACTTTTTGAAAGAAAAGATGATGGTGGTGCTACTGTATCCGAAAAGGAATATTACGGTAAATGTTTTGCAAAAGAACCTGATTTAACCGGTTCAGGTGGAGATACCGATACTACCAGTGCAACAGCAGTTAGATATGAAAGATGGATGACGGTTGAGGACACACCTGCATAATGGACATATAAAATGCGAGGTGTACTTTGGGTAGAGTCGTTTTCGATCACGATAACGCATTGGTGAAGATATATAAGCAGGACTCCGATGGGAGTAAGGGGGATGTGCAATCCGATGACTGGCTTTATGTACAGGGTATAAAATTAGTTGAGACACCGAAAATTAAAGCCATCCCCCGTTTGTTTGCCAGTAGAAACAGGGTAGAAACGATAGGCTATGAACGGTTACTGACTATTGAAAAATTCCATTATTATAAAGTTAATGATTGGTCACTTGCTAAAGATGTTGACCAGGATTATTGGATCGAGATTGTATTTACCGGAGATAATATAAATTATACAGAAACATATACCTGTAAATATTGCCGATATAATGGACAATCATTAAATACAAGAGAAGACCCTGCTAACGATTTCAGTAAAGGTTGGATAGTAGGGACAATTACGTAAAAGAAGGAGAAATGTATGAAACCTGAAAATTATAAGTCAAAAAAAGATGGTACAATCATCCATGTTGAATCTCTGGAGATTATTCCAGAGAGGGAGAGTGAGATAGTTTCTATCAAACATAGGAATGTGATTTGGGAATGGAAAGTCTGGAATTTAACAGGCTTAGAATTTCAGCAATTGCAAAGGGATAAAGATAAACGGAGAAATAAATTAGATGCCGAGAAACCTAAACCGCCAACAAGATTAGAAAAGAATAAAGATATTCCGGTATTAGATGATAAAAAATATCTAAAAGATATGGCTGAATTTAGTGATAAGGAATTGGAATTAGGTATATGGTATGAATACAGAATCCTGGAAATGGGTCTTTTTGAATGTAATAAATGGACAACCGAAGGTGAAACAGAAAAGTCAAGAATAGAATACATGCAAAAAAAGGTCGGTGCTTTCTGGCTGAAATTGATAGGTAGAATATTAGCTATTAGTATTGTAACCGATGGTGATATCCAAAGTTTTTAGATATGCTCCTGCCTGAAAAGGTAAAAAAGTATAAGCCTAAAAAAAAGAAAGGCGAAAAGCAGGTGAATATAGGAATTAAATACAGAGAAATGAGAACAGCGGAAAGTTTCGGGAAACTACCACATGAATTTTATAACGCTCCTAAATGGAGTCAGGTACTTGCTATCGCTTTCTTTGAGGCAAAACAGAAAATCGAATCCTATTTGAGTGATTAAGAGATGCAGTATTTATCGGATTGGGAAGTAAGGAATATAAGAATGGGAATAGGGGATATGATATATTCCGGTGAGGCACAGATAATACGTTTAGAATGGTTTGGCACGGATACCAGTGAGGGCAATGTCTATGTAGCACGCTCAGGCGGGAGCATTGATGTTTTAACAACGGGATACAATAAATATTTCAGAGATACACCACAGACTATTAGCGATGGATCGTGGTATCTATATACGGAGGATAATATTTCCGCATATATTCATATAGTAGATGAATTCGATACAAGACAATTTGATAATCAGAAAATAGTTATTGGCGATACGCTTATTTATATGAAGACGAGTTTGAATTTATATAAACGTGATAAACTCCGGGTAGTGCATTTACTTGATACTGAAAAGGTAACAGGCACAGGCACGGGCAGCGGGTCTAACTGGTTAGACGAATCTGCTTCATGGGATACAAATAAGTATAAAGGATTCTGGTTAGTATTTTCAGATAGGCGTTTTTTGATAATAGCGAATACAGGAACACAATTAACGGTAAATCTTGATGGTTATACATTACCAGCATCGGGAAGTTATACTATACAACCTTGTATCGAATATTCCACAAAGATAATTAATCCTGATCTGGCTGATGGATTAAGTGTACCGTTTGGTGATGAAATACCTTTTCAGGTTTTGGTTTGTGAGAGGGTGGAGCAGAGTGGAGTGCGATGATGAAATTTTTAATTTTTAATTGTTAATTATTAATTGGTGGAAAGATGGGAATAACAACAACATTGAGTATTGCGAATCTTGATTACACAATGAATATGATTTTGGTCGAATGGCTTTCGGATAGTAATTGCTTTGGGGATCCAGAATCCGAATTGAGAATTGGTAATGTTGTTATTGGCATTATTGAATATACAGGTGCATTAAATCGTCCTGAAATAAATGTTGAAATTATTCCGATAGGAATTAGATCAACAGGAGCGGGAGAATGTGGTGAAAGAAAGGAATTCCGTACCTATAATGCGCATATAAGGATTATAACCGCAAAAGGTAGTTTTAAATATGCTGGTGATATAGGTTCAATACAGTTAGGTGACATATTGATGGAATATTATAGAAATGCAACAGCCGGTAAAGTGGCATTAGCACAGGCGGGATTGAGGAAAAATAGATTGAATGGTGGGTTTCCGTCAAATGATGGGAATTATATTTATAACGACTTTTATCTCACCTTTGAGGTTTTAGTATGATTGCTTATGAAGATAATGTAGCACAGGTAATGGTTTCATTAACCAAAAAGCAATCGGCATTGCTTGATTGGAATAAATTCTTGAAAAAAAGAAAAAATGAATATAAAGGAAATGCCAAAAATATTGTTTTGATTGATATCTATTCCTATCCCGAAAATCCTAAATATAAGAGAAGTATGGATACATTGAATAGTGTCGATACGGATATACCAGAGAAAAACACTTTAAGAGTATTCCTTAACCCGGCATTAGCAACAAGGAATAAGAGATTTCCAGGATTACAGAGTTATGCTTACCTGATGGGTAAAGCAGAGGCGGGATTTAGATATTATCCAGCATTTGTCAGGCGTGGCATATTCTTTAAGAAACGTGGTGAGCCGAGAGATTTTTTGGTATCATGGCATGATAGAATTGGGAAAGTATTTAAGGAAGATGTGAATAAAGAGATTAAAAAGGCATTAAAGAAATAATGGAAAATACTGATATTATACAATTATTGCTGAAAGTAAATGCTACAGAAGCCAAAAAAATTGATAAAATCACGGGCTATCTGGCTAAACAAAAAGCAATGTTGAAATTATTATCAAAAGAGAGGGATAAAGCATTTCAACCCAAAGCTATAAATCAATATTCTAAGGCAATTGGGCATACAAAAAACAATATTGAAAAGCTTACTACTGAAGTTGAAAAATCAACAAAGGGATTCTTAGGACTTGGACAAACACTTGGTTATACTGCTAAAAAAGTTGCTATGTGGACTATATCTACGGGTATGATTTATGGAACTTTAAGAGCTTTAAAATCGGGTATTGCCACTATTTCTATGGTAGATAGCAAAATGGTGGATTTACAGAAAGTATTTATCGGCACATCCGGCGAATTAAAAATGCTTAAAGCCGATATAATGGATGAATCTATTGCAATGGGATCGCTTATTGATACCACTATGGATGCTGCAATTGAATTAGGTAGAATGGGCAAGACAAGAACAGAGATAAGCACATTAATGAGAACTTCATTGCTTGCTCAGAATATAGCAGAGATAGAAGCTTCCGATGCCACGAAATATTTAAACGCAGCAATATTGCAATTCAATAAAATAGCCGATGATTCTATCACTATTTTAGATCAATGGAATCAGCTCAGCAATCAGATGCCAGTAAGAACGATAGATTTTGCACAAGCGGTATCAGCAACGGGCTCTGTTATGCAGCAGGCGGGTGCTGAAATAGAGGATTTGAATGCTTATGTTGCAACACTATCAGCTTCAATGGCAAAAAGTGGGCGTGAGATAGGGCAGGCATTGAAAACAATTACCAGTTATGCTTATCGTCCGGCAACAAGGGTAAAAATTAAAGATATTCTGGATATCGATGTTAAGGATATAAGAGGCAATTTGATAGATATAGATGAATTGCTTTTAAGAGTGGCGTCAAGCTGGGATACATTGAGAGAATCAGAACAGGAAGAGCTGGCGCAGAGCATTGCAGGAGTAAGAAGAAAAGCATTCTTTTTGAGTTTAATGGAGAATTTTGATCTTGTATTAGAAGCACATGCCAAACAATGGGATGCAGCAGGTTCAGCATATCAGGAAAATGAAATTAGATTATCTTCATTAAAAACGAAAGTAGAACAATTACAGGCAGCATTACAAAAATTATCAGTACAGGGTGGGGATACGGGATTACTTGGATTAATGAAAAAAACAATAGATAATTCAAGAATATTAGTAGAAAATTTTGAAGATATGAATGGTACTTTGCAAATTTTAGCAACTGTTGGTATTCCAATAACTTTGACTGGAATAGCATTATTGATGAAAAAGATAACTTTTTTAAATGCTATTATGAGTGTTACAATGGGAAAACTTACTATTTGGATTGCTGTTATTGGCGGAACTCTTTATGGATTAAACAAATTATCGAAAGCACTTGCTGGCAATGCTGCTAAATTGCGTGAACAAAGGAGAGAAATAGAAAAAAGTATAGATAAAATAAGAATCCAAAAACAAGAACAGAAGGCATTAATAGATCAATATGAATTATACAAACAGGCTTTTGATGTTTATGATGAATTAAGGAAAAAGGGAGAAGATACTACCGAAGCAGAGAAGAATCTTAAAAAGGTTTTGGAAGAAATAAATAAATTAAATCCTGAATTGGTAGAATCTACAGATAGTTATACTAAATCATTGAAAAGATTTGAGGGATGGGTTAATAAAGCAAGAAAAGCAATAGAAGAATTGACAAGAACAGAACTGGAAAGACGTGAAGAAAGTATTTTAGCAGGTTTTGAATTTAGAACTGACGATTTAAGAAGATCATTTAATTTAGCAATGGCCGAATTTTCTGGAGAATGGGAAGATTTCCCTGGATTATTCAAATGGATTCCTGATTTTGCTAAGTGGGCACAACCAATATTAGGTTCACTTGGATTAGGCGATGAATTTATGGTTCTCACAGAAAATGAAATGACAAAGTTCTTTGGAAGATTACAAAAAACATATCAAGAAGATTTAAAAGCATTACCAGGAGATACAATTGATTTATTAAAAGAGAAATATGGGAAATATGATAAAGTTATTACAGAATTAACTAGGAAAAGAACAGATTTACATATAGCATCAAAAGGACAATTAACTGATGAAATCAAAGCAGTTGATACTGTTTTAAATTTATTACAAGAACAAAAAAGTGATTTAAAAGATTTAATAAATATACGTAAAAGAGTTGCGGATATAGGTAAACCCAAACCATCAGAGCTTAAAAAGCCTGAAGATTGGGTATCATCAGAAGATAGAGAAGCATTAATGAAATTGGAGGAATCACATGCTCTTGCTATGGCAAAATTGCGTGACAAAGAACTTGAATACTGGAGAGAAAGATTAAGAACTCATAAATATGATGGTATTGTAGAAGAACAGGAAATAAAAAATAGAATTGAATATTTAGTCGTACAAAAGAAAATAAAAGACGAAACAGATACAAAGAGAGAAAAAGAGAAGGAAGCACTAAAGATACTAAGAGAGCAGAAAAAAATATTAAATGAGCAAAAACGGATATATGAGAGAATAAACGAAGAAGTACGCAAAGCACAATTGCAAATCGATACTGCAATGAAATTACAATCAAGATTTGCAGGATATGACCTTACCAGGTCTGGTGCTTATGCTTTATTAGATATGCCTGATTATGGGGCTGGATTAAGAAGAGCAAAAGCAAAGAAAGAAGCAGCCTATAAAGGAATAGGAGAAGTAAGCGGGGGCTTGATAGAACCAAGAACAATAACTTCATTAAAAGATATTAAATTAACCTCAGAATGGGCAAAAGCGAATCTTTTTGATGAAGATTATAAAGAATTGGGCAGATATTTAGGGGATTTATCAGATTCATTTGCCGATATAGAAGAAGAGCAAAAAAAATATGATATAGCAATACAAGAAGGATTAGAAACTGAAAAATTAAGAAAACAATTAATAGCCGATGAGGCAAAATATTTTTCCGATGAACAATTAATTCAAGAACAAATTAAATATTATAATGAACTTATATTAGAAGATAAAACAAAAATTAAGGAAATTGAAGATTCAAATTTAAGTACAGAAGAAAAAGTATTAATCATTGAATCGCTTAGATTAGATATTGGAGCAAAAAATCTTGGAATATTAAAATTACAAAACGAACAGGATAGGATAGCAATACAGCAAAAAAGGCGAATTCATGCACAGATTGTTAATACTTTAAACCAGGTAATAAGAGATTGGTCGGCAGGTAGAAGGGGTGCAGAAGTAGGAGCAGATTTTGCCGAAGGTATGGGTGAAGCCATAGGATTAAAATTAGCAACCGAATTAGGTAAATCTATTGCTGGTGAAGGTGCAAGTTTAATAGGTAATCTTATAGGAAATACAATTTTACCAAGTATTGGGGGAACTCTCGGTTCATTAATATTTGGTGAAATTGGAAAACTAATCGGCTGGGAGCGTGAAGAGCCTAAATCGAGAGTAGAGGAAGCATTAGAAGAAAACACAAGGGCATTAAGAGAGAACACACAGACATTTCAGGATTTTCAAGAGCGATTTATTAATGCACCAATAGGATTTGTGTTACCACCTGCCGCAAGGGGTAGTTTACCCAGGTTTCAGAACGAGGGTGTAGTAAAGAGAACCGGTGGGGCTATAGTACACAAAGACGAAGTAATATTAAGAGCGAGCAACCTTGAGAGAATATTGAGCAAGCGTGGCGAGCAGACCATTTCTTCATCGCAGGTAAATAGTACGGCAATGACATTCCAGTTTGGGAATATAAATATCAATAATCCAAGCAGCAATCTTGATATAAAGAGGGGACTTGAATCTGGCATGAATGAAATATTTAATGGCGGTATGCTCAGATATGCGAACGTATCATCGGAATATTAAAAGAGGAGATATGTATGAATGATATAATACCTAAGAACATTGAAGAGTATTTTAAAGAAAATCCCGGGGTAGGGCGAATAAGACTGGGGAATGAATTTAATATACCACAACAGGAGGCGAGGTTTTATTGTAGTATTTTTAAGGGTACTTATAATAAAGATAGTGATTTTGATTGTAGAAATACAAATATTAAAAAAGAACAATTAATTAAAATTTTAAAATCTGAAAAATATTCTGTTGAAGATTTAAGCAATAGATTAAAAATAATCCCTGCGGAAACAAGGGAATTGCTACAACAATTAAAAGATGAAAAATATAATCTTCATATACATGATGGTAAATATGAATTATCTAAAGAGTTAAAATCCTCTTATAAAAGAAGTTTGAATATATCACATTGGCAGAATAATAAGATTAAATTTGGATTCGTTGCCGATACGCATTTAGGAAGTAAATATGAACGTTTAGATGCATTGAATCTAACATACGATATTTTTCAAGATGAAGGTATTGAATTGGTGTATCATGGAGGTAATTTTATTGATGGTGAATCCCGATTTAATAAATATGAAATTCACATTATTGGTATGACACCACAGGTAGAATATTTTATTAACAATTACCCTAAACGTGAAAATATCATTACAAAATTCATCTCTGGTGACGATCATGAAGGCTGGTATGTACAGCGTGAGCGTATAAACATTGGCGAATATGTTCAATTAAAAGCAGAACAAGCAAATAGAGATGATCTTGAATATATAGGACATGTTGAAGTTGATATTGAATTAGAAGGAATAGAAGGCAATTCTTGGATTCGACTAATGCATGGTGGCGGTGGTTCAGCTTATGCTTTATCATATACACCACAAAAAATCGTTGAGTCATATTCGGGAGGAGAAAAGCCAAGAGTTTTACTGCTCGGACATTATCACAAATTAGATTATTGCTACCCAAGAGAAGTACATGTAATACAAATGGGAAGTTTCCAAGACCAAACTATCTGGTCACGAAAGAAAAAAATACAATCTCATATAGGTGGCGGAATTCTTGAAATGAATCAAGCACCCGATGGAACAATAAATAGAGTAAAGGTAGAATTTATCACCTTTTTCGATAAAGGATTTTATAAAGGCAAAGACAAATATTGGAAATAGAATGAAATTATATCAAAATAAAGATTGGCTAAAAGAACAATATTTAGATAAGAAATTATCTACGACACAAATTGCAAAATCATGTGATTGTAGTAGTGGAACTATTTGTAATGGGCTAAAAAAATATAATATCCCAGCTCGTTCTACGCCAGAAGGTAATCATTTATCAAAAAGAAATCATTGCGATTTATCTGAAGAAGCAAAACAGTGGATAGATGGAGAGCTTATGGGCGATGGGTGTTTACTTTCTTATTCAAAATATTCTGCTAATTTTAATTATTGTTCAAAATACGAGGAGTATATTAATTATATTTTAGATACACTCAATTCTTTTAATATAAAACAAGCTGGTAAAATAAATAAATATTATCATAAAAAAAGATGCTATTATAGTTATCATTATGCGTCTTTATGTTATCCCGAACTTTTATCAATTAGAAAATATTGGTATCCTAATGGGCATAAGATTATTCCAAAAGATTTAAAATTAACTCCATTAATTTTAAGGCAAGAATATATTGGTGATGGTAATTTATCTCATCCAAAATATGGAAGACCATATATTAGATTAGCAACTCATGGTTTTTCAACTGAAGGTGTAGAATGGCTTGTAAATAAATTAAATAAATTAAATTTTAAATCGACAAGACGTCCAAGTGATAATCAAATTCATATTTCAGCACACTCCACTAAAGATTTTCTTGATTATATTGGTGAGTGTCCCATTCAATGCTATCAATACAAGTGGAATTATAATTAAGGAGTTATAGAATGAGTCGTTACATAAGAATTGCTGATGATGAAGTAATGGAAACAAATCTTTTCGACTTTACGGAGTATCCCAGCAATATTACAATTGAAGATAATGATAACCCGACTGTATTAAATGCACTTGATGGCGAGGGAGTTTTACAATACAATTTTGTAGATGTAAGAGAATTTGAAATAATCTTTGAATCCCTGAAGAGATCAACACACGATAAGGGCGCAGGCACACTAATAAATGAATTAAAGGATAGGAAATTCAAGATTACCGGTAATAATTATTATTTGCGATACACGCCGGAAGTTAGCGATATAATCAATGATGTAACAGATGATGTAATTTCTGTTGACACGGGGGGTATGGTTACAAATGCTTATCAATATATGGATCTGGTTTGTGATGATGATAATGGCGACTTACAGGCATTTTTTATTACATCTAATGATGCAGATAGTTTTACCGTGGAATTAGATGGTAGGGTACCGGATACAGGAGCATGTTATGTTATTGACAGAGCACACAATCCGCTGAAAATATCTACACCTATCAAGATGCGTATCAATGATATTGAAGAGAAATTAGTACCAAATACGGAAGAGGCGTTTTTTGATGTGGTTGTTAAATGTCAAAAGGTAGTGTAATAACTCCTTGCACTTTTTACTAAGTTGGAGGTGATATGAAAGTAGAAGTAATAAATAGAGATGGTATAATCAGTAATATATTGCCGAAAAATGAACTATCACTGCAATAATTGGTAATATATTACTGATTAACACGATGAATGGAGGTTAATCAGCAACAAATGTTTTATAACATCGAATTCTCAGTAGCAACGAGTAATCAGATTGAAGCAGCCACTCTGCAAGCGCCCGGTTTTGTTTTGGGTCGTGATTGCGGGTTAACTGGAGGATGTCCTAAATGTAGCCCCCTTCCTCCCTATAATGAGAAAGAGAGAGACATTTCTATTTTTATAATTGATAGAAAGAAAGAAAATGAAGGCAATTTTAATATTCAAATTACCGGAAGATAAGTTTGATTTTGAATGTGCTTGTAAAGGTGCTGAATATCTATTTGCGTTAAAAGATATTAGAGAATATTTACGTGAAGAATTGAAATGGGGCGAACATAAAGACGGGGAATTTGAAATGCTTGAAAAGATGGAAAAAGAATTTTTTAATATTATTGAGGAAAGGAATATCAATCTTGATATCGAATAATAATTGCGGGGTGGAGGAGATGGTTTCCTTGTGGGTTTCATACACCCAAGACGGTGGTTCGAGTCCATCCCCCGCGAGAAACAAGGACTGGAAATAATAGAGGATTTTAATTTACATAATAAAGAAATAATTAAAAAAGGAGTTAATTATGAAAAATCGAGCTGATAAAGGTAAATTAAGAATTATAAGTGATGGATCTTCAGAGGGTACTTATATTTATGATGATAACGGAAAAGAAATGCTTTATATGACTAATATTCAAATAAATATGAGTTTTGATAAAGATGAAGTAAGTACCGTTATTGAAGTAATCAATGTTGAATCTGATATTCAAATAGATATTGATAAAGTCCAGATAAAACAAAAGAAAATAAAAGATGAATCCAGTAAATAGTACACATGAAGCATTAATAAACGCAAAGAATCAGTTGCCGATTAGTCGTGTAACTATCTTTGACACTTGCAAAACAGTTCCGAGTAAGGGGTTCAATGTTTATTTCTATACATTACCCGATAGTGATAATACAACTCTTGATGCCATTCTTAATGATTCAGATCCTTTTTGGTATGCTATGGAAGATGTTATACTGCAGTTAGGCAGTAGTGATATTATTGAATATTCAACAGCGTTAGCATTTGATTGGGGTGTAGGTGGATCACCATCACCTGTCAGCCAGGCACATCTGTTTGGTATAAAGTGGACAGGTTATTTTTATGCAAGATATACAGGAGTATATAGATTTTATATTGATTCATCTTATTTTGCAAGACTGAGAATAAAATTCAATGGTTCTTATCTTACATTCAAAGATCCCGATGATGACTCGGAAGTTGATTCATGGGATGCCGATTTGGATAATACAGATGAACTATATGCAGACACAGCATCATTAACAGCAGGTGATTGGTATGCGATACAGATAGAATTTGCAGTTGGCAGGAGAGAAGAATGTACCGATCCGACTTATCTCTGTGTGAAATATAAAGAGCCTACAAGTGTAACAACAGGGTATGATCTCTGGGGTGATAGTGGCGGTGATATTGTTGCCGATTATCCTTCAGATAGTGATAAAAAAGTATTATCTGCTGGTGTAGTAAATACTGCAGGTAGTTTTTTATCAGGCGATGAAATTACCGATATAGTTAAATCGGTATCAGGTGGAAAATCAAGAGGGGAGAGTGCTCAATATCAATTCGATGTTGCAGTAGCAGTTTCAACATGGCTAACAGATCCAGGTGGTGTTTCGGCGGAGGATACTGAGATCAATGTAGGTTCTACCGAGGGATTGCCCGATAAGGGTAAATTGATTATAGGAAGTGGAACGACAACCATTACATATACAAACAAAGATGCCACAACTTTTAAGGGTATTCCTGCTACCGGAGATGGCAGTATAGGTGGTAGTTATGTACAATATACAAGAATTACACTACATACGGGTAAATATTCATTTAATCCATATACAAAAGATTTCGGTATTATAAAGCCTTATAGGCTCGTAAAGATAGAATTAGGACATAGAAGTCCGAGTACGGAAACAAACTATTACAGTAATGTTGTCTGGGGTCATATATTCCCGAATCCACAGTTACAGCGAAGTAAAAACGAGGATATTCTTACTATTTATATGCAGGACTTCAATAATATGCTGGGCAGTATTCAGCAGAACTATCCGGATAATGCTTCATACTCAGGTGCAAGCTATTATAATAAATTAACATCCGGCGAACCCGATGGGCAGGAACGACCTGTAGCTTATGATCGCTGGAAATGTGAATATGCAGTCAGAGATATATATATCAAGGCTAATATCGATCCCATTTTGACATACCAGAGAAAGCGTTTACAAGTAACCGGAGATTACGCTCCCGATTATGGGGGATATCTTATAGATGCTGATTTCCAATTGAATTATCAGCCGAACTATGGGAATCCCGGCAGTGTAGATAATCCCGATGATAAATATTTATGGTTTTTTGGATATGGCAAGAAATTAATAGAAATGCTTGCCTCTTTTGCAAAGACATTCGGACGTAGAATAGGATTTGATAATAATGGATTTGCTAAATTTTCAAGTGTTGGACTTCCTACAAGCAAGATGGATGTTGGAGATGCTGCGGAATCAGGTACATGGTCGGAAGAAACAGTAGATTTCGATACACTCGAAGGTCATTACAAATCGTCAACTGAACTTAATGCTTATCTGTCTTTTACGGCAACCGGAAGTGAGTTTATATTACTGGTTGGCAGGCATTCGACTTTCGGTGGAATAAAACTTGAGGTAGATGGTGGTGTAGTAACAGTGATTTATATAGATGGAAAATATGTTATTAGTGATTTAGGTGTATATGATCTGGATTATGCAGGAAGAACATCAGATAATCCCTGGTTCTATTATGAGGGTGTTGATAGTACAGGCAATAATCCATCTGAAATACGAATAAAGACTAAATATGATTATGGTGTGCATACTGTGAAAGCTACAGTTCAAAGCGATGCGAATGTTTTCATTGACGGACTTTTATGTTATGATAATACTCTCGATTATCCAGTTAGAGATATTGAAACCGATAGAGTTAAAGATAATTTAAACACAAAATTCGATATTGAGAATACACGCAATGAAATGATTGTAGTCGGTGCATTACAGGGCTTATTTCAGAATAGCGAAGGACAGATAGTCAATCCTAATAATCCGATATATTTGCATTTATTCTCCAAAACCAGTGATGTTTATTCGATTTATGATTCGAGTAATATTGATTATGTAGGTAGAAAATTACCCTTTGAAATATATGATCCCAAGATCAATTCGCAGGAATGGGCAGATTATATCAGTACACAAAATGTCATTAAGTACCGGTCAGCGGTTTTTCAACCATCGGTTACTATCGATGGCGATATGAGATTAGAACCTGGTGATTGTATTACTGTTAAGGATTTAAAGACCAAGACAACAACAGATAGCGATAATCTCTGGGTCGAGCAGGTCAGACATGATTCTACAATAGATAAAGATGGTAAGATTCAATTCATTACAGGTATCGAGACAGTACCGAGAAAGCCGGTAAAGAGTTTTGAACGCCGTCCTGCACTCGATCTATCCGATTGGCATGATGAACCGATTATAAATATTGAATTGAGAAGTCAGGGTAAGCGAATAAGTGGTAATGATGTAACTATCGATGTAGTAGGGGGAACTATTACCATAGATAATGATCCTGATTGGGACACCAATATGTGGGCAGGGTATTTATTTGTGGTATTTGGGACAGTTACAAAATCAGGGAATATATACCCGGTTTTAATTGACAGCATAGCATCTAATACAAGTGATACTATTACATTATCGAATATAACAATAACAGATTATACATTTGGCGAGGATTTAACATGGTGTATTAGTTTCGATCCATTTGATACAGACCAGAAGGGCTCTCCACTTGAGATACATTACGACCAATTAATTACGGGTATAGTAGAAATTTATATTGTAGATGAAGAAGATAGATATGTAGCTCTTGTTAATCCTTCAACAAGCAATGAGATTGTTGAATGGGGTTCAGGAAAAGTTGCTTATTGGTCGGGCGTTTTTGAAAAAGGAGAGGATAATACTAATTACTATGTTAATGACGAATTATTTCTGTCGGATGGAATATTAAAACGTCCACTTTCCGTTATGTTTCAAATAACAGATATTGATACAGATAATTTATATAAGATTAAAAGTAAAATAATAGATGAGCAATATGCTGGAATAGTACCACCCGATGCCAATGTTTACACAGCATTGCAGGAATCGGATTATAAAAAAAATGATATTTATTCAGCAGCGATTTTTCCATATATAATCAATTCCCCGCCGATTCTGTATTTAGAAGACGAGGATGAATCATTGATTATTAATTCAGGTAGAATAGTAAATCATTCTATTGAATCAAAATGGGTTGAAATAGACAACGATATTAATTGGGTTGAAGATGAAAGCCCTGATGATTGGGTGGGAAAAACAATATTCTTTTCGATAAATAGAAAGCCTGATGGTATTTATAAACATGCATATAATTATTTTAAAATAGATTCTACATCTGATCAAGGTGATGGTATAATCCGGATAACAATAGATGCTCCCTATACACAAGAAGGTCTTTATGAAGGCAGTTGGACTATGGGTAAAAAAACGGATTTTTATTATGCTATTTTTGCTGATGAACCATTTTCTAAATTTGATAGTAATGACAATAGTTTTAATGGGTTAAGTTTACACATAGTTCAAGCAAATATTTATGTTGACGGCGATTTCCAGTATAAAAAAGTTGGAGATGACATTAAAGTTACAAATAATTTCAAAATAATTTATAACGATATCGAATATTCTTTCAGTGCGGATGATATTATAAATTTCTGTTGTTTTTCAAATTGGGAATATGATGCAGATGCAAATTTTAGAATAATTTTCTGGAATAAGTACAATCCGACAAAACTTTATTATACTTATTTTGCTGATAGTTACACTGATGTTGAACATTATAATTTAATTTTTTCCAAATTATTTAATCCAAGAAATGGTCTGTATCCAATTTATGCCGGAATGGTAGATGGAGATTTCATTAGGGAAAACTTATTAGATTTTCCTATAGAGAAATTAGAAGAGGCAGGTATTTATTGTAATATAGAACGCAGAGATTTTTCAATTTTTGATGGCGAAGTACATGAATGGGATAAAGCAGATGATAGTGATATACCAATTGAAAATTTCCCCAAGTCAAGTAATATTAAAAATATCTATGTCAACCCGGAAAATAATAGAAATGCGTTCCGTGATCTACCCTATGAAACTGATAAAGATACGGAATATATGGGGAGATTATTTGTTTTTGATGCTGATTTCAGAGATAGGGCTGGTAGATATGCAATTAATAATAGTAAACATACAGGTTATAAAAATTGGTTGGGTGTTGCATTAACACACCATAGGGCATCTTTGTTTGACAAAGTATTTAAAACAGAAAATATTAAAATAGATTCATTACCTGTTGTATGGCATCCTTTAACAAATGATGGCACGAAATTAATTTCAACACATAGTGGTTCAATTAGCAGCCCAAATTTATGGGGTATACAAGACATATTAGTAAAATTATTTAAAAAGTGAACGGAGAATTAAAAGATGAGACCACAACAAGAGACAATAGAAAAGCGAATAGATGAGAAACAGCGCCCTGAAGAACATATAAAAGAATATGGTTCAAAAGGATTGTTCATAAAATCCGAGAAATATTCTAAAGAGCCACTGGAGGATATAAAATTCAATTGTCGATTTTACAATGAAGAAAAAACAGCATACAGCGGTAACTCTACTATAATAATAGACTCCGTACTTACCTGTGCCGGTGCTTCTAATTATGATTCTGATTCAGATGGAGTCTGGACAACAGTTTATACAAGTGCAGGGGCATCATGGGTGATAGATCAATGGGCTGGTTATTATTTAAAAACATCTGGTTTATATTTTTATATTAAATCAAATACTGCTACCGCATTAACAATAAGGGCAGTACCTGGTATTGAACCGATAGATGGTGATTTTGAAATTGTGCCATTTATTGCTCATTCAATGTATGGGGCGGAACTGAATCCTGATACGACACAGGAAACGGTATTTCAAATCGTAAATAATACCGATACAACAATAACCGTAGCACCGAACAATGATTCTTTTCTTACAGATGTAGCTGTTGCTACCGACCCATTTACAGTTAAGGGTTATTATGCACCGTGTTTAGCAGATTTTACCGATACAGATGAAGGGCAAGATGCCGGTGTTATTCAGTCTAAGATAGTTAATGCCCCATTTGGTAAATTAAATGATAAGAATATGGGGCAATACTTCATTGGTGTCTACTCGGTTAGACTTATGACATTTAGAAGCAAAACCGTTCGATTAAAATTAGATGTTCCCGATAGTTTGAGAATAGTGGAATACGAATCGGATAGAGAGGCAGTGCTTGTAAATTCAAGATTCGGACAGAATAAAGTACAGTTCATAAGTTTATATTTTATGGCTAATGTATGGAAACGATTAGATATATTCTATTACACAAAAGATGGTGATTACGGATTCACTATAACAGGAGCAGATAAACCGATAGGTGATTATATAGATGCCTGGAGCGATGTAACGCCGGAAGTACCTCAATGGGTTAGTGGATATCCCGAAGGACAATTAAGACAGATAGAATTGAGATGGATCAACACAGGATTATTAGGGCAAGGGGGCGGTACACAGATATTCCGTTCTGATGATGATGGTGCAACATATTCTTTCAAGGCATTTGTTCCGTGGGATCATAATACATATTTTGATTCCAGTTAAAAGATATTTGATAACTTAAATAAATTTAGAAATGTCGATAACTTAATGAGAAAAAAAACGAAAGGAGAAAACAATGGAAATTATGATAGGTTCTATATCAAATATAGATAATCGTGGAACTCCTTTTACCGAACAGTGGGTTGGTGATGTTGAAAGATTATTATTAGAAATTGGAGATTTTACACTGTTAGAAAACGATGATAAAATATTAACGGAGGATTAAATAATGGCCGATACAAAAATAAGTGAGTTACCCGCAAAAACAGAATTAGAAGCAACTGATCATTTTGTAGTTGCAGAAGGAACAACAAGCAATAAGAAGGTATCTTTAGCGACGATGAGAAATGAAATAGGTAGTGGTTCGGTTCACATTTCACAGGCCGAACCAGACAACCCTGTGACGGGCATGATTTGGGTTGATTTACCATAATATAAAAAAAGGAGCAATAATGATTTCAATATTCACACCACATTTTGAAGGTACAAATCCATATATCAATGAGACTTATCGTTCATTGTTAGCACAAACTTATTTGGATTGGGAATGGGTTATTTTGGTTAATAACGGTGGTATTGTACCAAAGTCAATTACTAAAGATAAAAAAGTACATATTTTTACATATCCAGATGATAAGCCTTCAAATATTGGGGCATTGAAAAAAACAGTTTGTGGTCATTGTAAAGGTGATATTTTATTAGAACTTGATGCTGATGATCTTCTTACACCAGATGCTTTGAAAACTATTGAGGAGGCATTTCAGGATCAGAATATTGAATTTGTATACTCTAATTCTGCCCAGTTTGAACATGGGACATGGAAGAGTAGTGGTTATTCGGAATACTGGGGCTGGAAATCACGACAATTCTATTGGCATGGTCACATTCTTCAAGAAATGATTGCCTTTCCACCTACCGCACATTCTATTCGTGGAATATGGTGGGCTCCAAATCATGTTCGAGCCTGGCGTACTGAAACTTATCATAGTATTGGTGGGCATGATCCTAAATTACTTGTAGCAGATGACCATGATCTAATTTGCCGAACTTATCTTAGTGCAAAAATGAAACATATTGACCGTTGTTTATATTTATATCGGGTTCATCCTGGTAATAGTGTTAAACGTTTTAACCCAGAAATTCAAGCGGGTTCTTGGAAAAATTATGAGAAATATATTTTTCGTATGGTAGAATACTGGGCTCGTGAAAATGATTTGAAGTTGATTGATTTAGGGAGTTCACACGGTAAACCGGAGGGTTATTTAGGATTAGATTGTGAGTCTAATGCAGATTTAGTATGTGACCTTGAAAAAGGCATTCCAATGTCAGATAATTCTTGTGGAATTGTACGAGCCCATGATATACTTGAACATTTATCTCCAATTCCTATTATGAATGAGATTTATCGGGTATTAGCTCCGGGTGGATGGCTTTTTGTATCAGTACCATCTACTGACGGGCGAGGGGCTTTTCAAGACCCAACACATATTTCCTTTTGGAATCCTAATTCTTTTTGGTATTACACCAATCCGCAATATCAGAAATATGTTCCATCGATCAAGGCTCATTTTCAAGTATCAAGAATAGTGAATTGGTTTCCATCTAATTTCCATAAACAAAATAATATTTCTTATGTTGATGCTCAATTAATTGCTATAAAAGATGGCTTTCAAGCACCAGGAGAATGTCTATGGCAGAAACTTTAAAAATCCGTAACGAAAATAATGATGGTTGGTATGAATTTGGATACCAGGGTAACCAGGGATATCAAGGATTGACAGGTGCTCAAGGTAATCAAGGATTAACTGGTAGTCAAGGTGATCAAGGGGTAACTGGTTCACAAGGCTCTCAAGGGCAAACTGGTTCTCAGGGCTCTCAAGGCTCTCAAGGTAATCAAGGATATCAGGGAGATCAGGGTTCTACAGGAGCAACTGGAGCACAGGGAGATCAAGGACAAACAGGAGCCCAAGGTAGTACAGGCTCACAAGGTAATCAAGGATATCAGGGTGATCAAGGGAGTGCAGGAGCAACTGGATCACAAGGAGCTCAGGGTCAAACTGGGGCTCAAGGAGAAGTTGGTGCTCAAGGTAGTGTAGGGGCTCAAGGAGATCAAGGAAATCAAGGGGCAATTGGGGCAGCAGGTATTGAATGGCAAGGTGTCTGGAATGGAGGGACTGAATATTTTGTTGATGACGCTGTTTCGGAAAGTGGAACTTCTTATATATGTATTCTAGGACATACAAATCACCAACCTCCAAATGCAACATATTGGCAAGTCTTATCTTTAGAGGGTGCTCAGGGAAGTGTAGGGGCTCAGGGAAGTGTAGGAGCTCAAGGTAATCAAGGAGCTGTTGGAGCACAAGGTGTTACAGGTTCCCAAGGTTCGCAAGGAGCAACTGGAGATGTTGGAGCTCAAGGACCAACCGGTAACCAAGGCAACCAAGGAGAAACAGGTGTTCAAGGGGCTACAGGCTCACAAGGAAGTCAAGGAGCTACAGGAGATGTTGGAGCTCAAGGTCCAACTGGAAATCAGGGTAATCAAGGAGAAACAGGAGCTCAGGGTGCTACAGGCTCACAGGGTTCACAAGGAGTGCAAGGCGCACAGGGATTATTGGGTGATGTTTTGGCTCATGCCGTAACTCTTGAAGGAGATGGGGCTTTTACAGGTGGAATGTTTAGAACAGCAGCGACAGGGCAAAGGATCATTATGACTGGAAATAGTTTAAAATTTTATAATTCATCAAACGAACTTATGGAAATATGGGGATTAACCTCTCAATCCCCTTGGAACACAAAAGGATTTTATTTTAATCAACCAATTATAGCTGTTTCTGATATGTATTGCAATATACTTCATACAGGTATTATATCAGAAAAAGCAGGTACATCTGATGGAGTTACGATAGATGGGGTGTTGCTTAAAGATAATTTTATTGCAGAGGCTGCCATACCTTCCTCTATTGCTCGTGATACTGAGTTGGTTGAAACGTCGAATGGCTCTGACCAAAACGAGGAACCATCTGGTGGGAAAAATGGAGATATGTTTTATCGTTTTAATGGAGAAGTTTATTTGAAGATAGCGGGTACTTGGCGACAAGTTGCATAATCTAATTATAAAAGAGGATAAATAAAATTGATAGCAGAAAAAACTTACTATTATAAGCTAAGACATAAAAACGCCCGTGGTGATCTATCAGATTATTCTTCAGTGGAAAATGCAGCATCACTAGCTGAAGCGAGTGATAATAATACATTATCAATTAAATGTCAATGCGGTGATAGAAAATTAAATATTAACACAGCTTATTATAAAATTGGAGATTCTTTGATAATAGACGTTACATCTCAATTGCCATTAACAGCAGAACCCGTTGTAACAATAGATAATTATAATATAGGTGTGGCGGATAGTAGCACAACAGATTATCTAAGCAATATATATTTACCTCTTCCTATAGCAGATTTTCAAAGGAGTAGTACAGCACAATCAGTAAATAATCCAGCAAAAACAGTAACGCTTGATGTGGGGGCATCTGCTGTCAATGATTTTTATAAAGATATGGTACTGGTAATGGATAATGAGCAACACAGAATTACTGCTTACAATGGAGACACAAAAGTTGCAACAGTAGAGGGTTCTCCAGCGTGGGGTGCAGGTACTTATCAGATTTATTTATATCACCAAGGCACGGTGATATTAAAAGCAACAGCAACAGTAAAGCAGGGTGGTACTTCGATACAGACAGAAGTTGATATCATGCTTGATTTTATTGCACCAACAGTAACAGGAACGCCTATTATCATAGATACAAAAAATAACGACCAAATACCAGAAAATGTACCCTATGCTTATAAAGCTGAGATGATATGGATATTTATTACCGATGATGTTTCAGATACAAGTGGCGATTCCAGCGAAGCAGCGGGGTTGAATAAAGTTTATTTACAGAATGCTTTTGTAGGATTAAGTACATCTACACCAGGCGATACTCTTGTGGATAGTGTATTGGCTAATATTTTTGACGATGATTATTGGAACGATTATTATTTAACTGATTCCGGGGGTATGGTATATCAAATATTAAATTATATTGGTGCAACAGGAACATTTGAATTAGATGATACTTGTGATGATGGTGTTTATTATGTAACAAAATATGATCCAACCGATACCGCTCATTATAGCGATTGGAAAAATTACGATGTTCAAAATTACCAAGTATTTAATTGGAATCTTACTATAGAGATGCCATATAATAAGGATGAGATTCCCGATACCGGGCAACCAGGAAATGGCGGTAGTGTAGGCGGAGAAGATGCGTATCTTGATACAGACCATAAATATAAAGTGGTAGCAAGATTCACCGATAATGCTGAGAATTTTTCTAATATCTGTTCAGATGATATTTATCTAGATAAGACACCACCATCATCACCAACAGAATTTACAGCCAAGGGAATGTTAGAATCTATTTTATTAACATGGCAAAATCCAGCCGATCTTGATTTAGATAAGATCAATATTTATATGAGGGATCGTGAAGGTATATGTTCTGGAGGCATACCAACGAATTATGATAAAACTATTTATATACCCAATGCTATTCCAGATAAATATATGGAATATACAATTTATTTTCAAGAACCCGACCCACAGCATAAATACTTTATATTAACAGCAATGGATAAAGCGGGTAATGAGAGTATTTGTTCAAGTGAAGAAGATGCAATATCATTTGGCCATTGGGGCAAGATATTCAGGAACTGGCTGGATAATTCATCTTTCGAGAGAACTGTGCCTAGCGATGCTAATTTACCAGTTAGTCTTCTTAAATCAGGCTCTCCGACAGTAGAAACTTCATCTCAATATGGTAGTAATAGCATTTTAGTTGATCAGAATGATTATTACTACTATGATTATATGTGGTTACCTGCAAGTCCCGATACATATTTCTTCACTTTTAGTGTTTATGCAAGATATGATACAAATTGTCAAGCTAAAATAGAGATAAAGTTTTATGATTCAAATGGAGACCAAACAGGTTCTACTATTACTTTATTAACAGGAAATGAATTAGGGGATTCTTTAACTGATACCTTTGTACGCTATCATGCACATTTCGGCGTTGAGGGCAATACCATACCATCTGATACTACATCTGCAAAGATTTATTTCAAATCTGATAGCGATACGAATAAAGCTTATTATGATGCCGTCCAATGGGAACAAGTTACTGCTATTGATTCAGATCCCACAGATTATGTAGAAGGCAGGGTAATATCCGGCGATAGAATGATGGCTCATTTTATACGTGGTGATCATATAGAATTTGATACGATGATTGGTAATCATTTCAAAGCGGTTTCGATTCAAACAAGCAAATTAGAAATAGCCAGCGGTGAAAATCTTGTGCCTAATTCAGCATTTGAATCAGATTTTGCATACTGGACATACGATGCTGATTTCAGTTTGAGTGATACTCGTATAGTCTATGGAAAACAATGTGCCAAATTAGTATTAGCAAGCGCTGAGGGTTATTTAAAATCCGATTATTGTCCTATTAAGCAAGATGCTGATTATTGCATAAGTTTCTATTATTATCTTGATGCTTTGGGTGATGATCTATATTTCAAATTAGAGCAATATGATAAAGCCCATGTTATAGGTACGACTACTACAATGAAATCCTCCAATTTTACAGAGGATGCTTGGACAAGATTTGAATATCAAATGACTGTTTTTGATGCTGATGCTGCTTATGTGAAAATTTATATTTTATGTGAGGAAGATGGATTAGCCACCACTGGTTATTTTGATGCTTTCCAGATAGAGCAAATCGCATCAGCTACGCAGGGTGCAAGTGATTATAAAGGGAAAACCAGGATAGTTGGCGAGGAAATTACAGCGGGTAAGATTCAATCAGCCGATGAAAAGACTTATTTTGATCTGGATAATTCTGTAATTGTTCTCGATCATCCAACAGCAGATGTTAAAACTGTATTAAAATCTGATTATCTTGCAAAGACTTTTGACGGAACTAATTATCATAAATATCCAGTTGTTATAGTAGCAACCACAACAGCAGAGGCAGATGGTAGCTTGGAGTATTCTTTATGGTGGAATGCCGGAGCGACTGATGTTTTCAATTTAGGTAGTCGAGCAGAATATATGAATTTATACATAGTATCAGTTTTGGAGAAGGAGACGGGTTGGGATGTATATCAAAATTATAAAGCACTTGCCAATGATATTAAAATGCATCAGAGTGTAGAATTAGATGGAGTAGCAATTACTGCAGCAGCTGGTACTTTCACTAACAATGCTGATATTAGAATAGTGTTTTTAAGTTCTATAACATGGTAATAATAAAAAAGTTTTTATAAGAAACAATTTTGTAAGAAAAGGGAAAGTATAAGAAACAACAAAAGGAGGTTACTATGAAAGATGAGAAGTTTTTATTTAAGATTAAGTATCAAGACAAACATGAATATATCATTTATGAGAATGGAGATTCTAAGGGGTTTCCTGCCGGGGGAACTACAATAAATAATATTCCAATAGTAACATATAAAATGGCGCTTTTACTTTTACCAGATATTGTTAAGTATCTTTGCGAAAAATTAATTAATAATCTAAAAAAGGATCATTCAGTTCAGGAACATAAAATTGGAAAATAGCATTTTTATTTGGTTGGTTACACTTTATGGCATTATACTTATCTAATATATCTTTTAATAGTTTTTTACCCGATTCAGGAAAATATACCGTGAATGGCTCAATGTCAATATTATTGTTTTGTGATGATTTTAAAGTGCTTCTATACATTGCTATTCCATTTTTGCCTGAAAATCTATCATCAATCATTGAAACCCAATCTCTAATATTTTGGGCTTCTTCATTAAAAACGACAATATTTGGAAATTTAATCTTATACCATTTCATTCTTAAATGTTTCATTATATTTTTGTATCAACATAATGTTAATTTAATATAAAAAATGAAATAATAAAGGAGAAAAGACATGGATAACAATTATGTAAGTAAAGAAGTTGATAGGATAATAACTAATTTAAGAAAACAGGAGTATGAATTAAGGGGAGACCTGCAGCTTGTTCTGGATATGCGGCAAGTAATCGAGTCTGTTGTTCAGACGAGTAACCAGAATGTTGAATTAATGCAGAGAAAAGAAAAAGAACTTTCTGTTCTTAAAAATGAGTTAAAGAAGAAGGAAGAGGTTGAAAATGCCTCAAAGAGGTCTCTATGAGAAAAAACAAGAAAGAGGAAAAGCCAAGTAGCTGTTCATCAAATAAAAAAGAAAGAGAATTTGTTATTGTTTATAAGACGGATGATGGCGAATATGAGGAAAAATGGGATCACAAATCAGTAGCATTTTCAGAAGATATTTTTGAATGTGTGGAAATGTCAAGCTTCAGCGGGGTTGAGTTTTGATATATCTAATTGTTTTTCGGTTTCTTTTATTTCACCGTATTTCTGTTCATATTTATTTATATTATCCATTAAAACGCTATAAATTCTTTTTATATGAGAAGGACTGGTTATAATCCTAGTGTTAATAGTGCCTCTATTACCAATTAACATACCAAAATCCATAACAAATTCTTCTTTGGTATGTGAAATTCCCATAATATTTGAATATATACCACGTAATATTTTTGGGTCTATACTAATTTGGGGTTTCTCTACAAATTGCTTTTGTGGTCTTTTTTTTGACATATTTTTTCCTTATATTTTTAGAAATACCTAGATGGGAATATGGGCGTGCTGTTCATGTATTAATCATACATCCAATTTTTTTCGGGATTTAATCCATATCCAATTAAAATAACATTTGAAATAGTTGCATTACCATATTGATAGCTAGCATCAAATTTAGAAGAATAGGATTTATTGGATAAAATTTCACAATTTTTATTTCCAAAACGCCTGCCCCTAATAATATTACCTGAATAATATACTTTGATATCAATGTAAAAATTTGTAATTGTTATTTCGCCAGTATTAAAGACAGAATAATAAACATATTTAGAACCTTGGTTCCAAGAAATATTAACATCAGCTTTTGCTTCTTTTTCCTCTTCAGATTTAGTTGGATTTGATCCACAAGAGAACATAATCAAAAATGACAAAGCAAATATTATAATTATCTTTTTCATAACAACCTCCTGTTAAATATATCAAGGTAGATAGTATTTAATTTTATTTAGAAAGTCAAGTGATTAGTTCCCATGCCCGGTTTCGAGCCGTACTACCATTTCAATAGCTACTCATTAATATTTTAGTTTTTAATAGTCTCAATGAAATGTAGTGACATGGGAAGATATTTAATGCCGGCGACCCTCCTCTTTTTGCTGTAACTTCCTCTTATAACTTTCCAATTCCGCTTTTAATTTGAAATTGTACTGCCAGATCAATTCATCTTTACCGGTCACTGTCCATCTAATCAGGTTACCCTCAACGATTTTAGCCAATCCATGATTAAGACACCGGTGGCGTAAAAACCTTTTTTTACTATCATGGACCTTATAGATAATATTAGACTGGTCGTCAATGAACTTGAGGAATTCTTTTGTACTGATCAAAAGTGTTTTTGCTACCTGTGAATTACTATAAAGCAACTCATCGCCAAATCTTGATCTGAATTTCTCCAGGTAATCCAAATCCTTAACAAAAATCTCTGTTACTTCTGTTTCTGAGTCCTCCTTCTCTTTTTCCAGATGAATTTCTGTTTTTCCCGTTTCTTCCATTCCTTCAGGTTCTTCCGGATTCAACTGCTCTTGAATTTGTTCCGTTAATTCACTGTTGCCGTTAATCGTAACCGTGCAATTGTTGAGATGAAAAATTGACGGAACTCCCTGATTCTTGCTTAATACGGCTTGATACTTTTTGTTGCCCATAATAAGCCCTTTCTTTAAAATTAAAGGACTTCCCTGAATCGCAACCCGCAGTATCGGCGGTGTGGTGCTTTCGCAACCACAAATCCAAGAAAGCCCTTTACAGTTTTCCTAAGATTCCAATCTACAAAAAACAAATGGCTGTTTACTGTTAGCCTTCAGGATACTAAATTGCATCAAGAATTTACAACAGTTCAGGTCAGAAAGTCAAGGTTTTTCTTTGGTTAAGTGGTTATTTTTTGGGGTGTTTGTCTTCAAAAATCTCTAATTTCATTTCAGGATTAGCTATAATTATCTTAGGTATATTCCCCGACAAATCTTTAACACTTCCATTGTCTTCTATTTTCTTGATTATCACTTGTTCTGAATAAGGAATTACTACTGATGAGTTTTCCCGAGCCACTACTGATGAGTTTCCCCAAGCCACTACTGATGAGTTTCCCCAAGCCACTACTGATGAGTTTCCCCGAGCCACTACTGATGAGTTTCCCCAAGCCACTACTGATGAGTTTCCCCAAGCCACTACTGATGAGTTTCCCCGAGCCACTACTGATGAGTTTTCCCAAGCCACTACTGACGAGTTTTCCCAAGCCACTACTGATGAGTTTTCCCAAGCCACTACTGATGAGTTTTCCCGAGCCACTACTGACGAGTTTTCCCAAGCCACTACTGACGAGTTTTCCCAAGCCACTACTGACGAGTTTCCCCGAGCCTTTACTGACGAGTTTTCCCAAGCCACTACTGACGAGTTTTTAATGAAAAACCGTCCCTTACCTAATTTCTTCCAAGACTTGTCATTTATAACAAATCTCTCATCCATGAGACTTTGAAGGGCTTTTCTCATTTCTTTTTCTGCCTGTTTTTCATTAAACCATTTGGGAATAATATCTTGGTCAACTCGCAGATCCCATTTGGAAAGGTTTTGGTCAAATATATTACCATTAGGTGGCAATAGTTCTACTCTGATGAATTTTGGTTTCATTGTCGTATCATCAAGCCCATTTTTCTTTATTAATTTCTCATGTGAATCATAATCTAAATCATAAAGAATTTTTTTCTCTGTGATAATCCCACTAAAAAATTGACACATAACTTTCTCCTTTTTTTCATTGTTATATTATTTTCTTCTATATAGTTAGCATAGATATATTGCGATAACTCATAATAAGTAATGAGTAACTGAATTAATTTAGAGGGTTGTTTCATTAACTTCTTAAAACGGAGGATTTTTGCTATGGAAAAGATAGAATTGGCAATTGGGTTAATCGACAAACTCAAGGGCGATCTTCATAATGAGATGGTGATTGAGGTTTCAAGTTGCAGGGACTATGACACAAACGATAGTTTCTTGGAGTCTTATTATGCAGACAGAGTAATTCTTGATAGAAGTATGCAAATTATCAGGGATTATTTCGCTTAATTACAGAAAAATGTAATTAAGTTAGCATATATGAGGGGTATTGTCTTTTTAATTTTCAATTCAACACCCCTCATATATTCACATTTCGTTCTTTTTTAATGAACTCCTATTTCTGTATGGTCAAAAATTCCCTTAGGGCCAAATGATAAATAGGGTTCTTTGTTTTTATGCTTATCACAAAGGAAAATTTCAAAAGAACCCATCATTGACCATTTAAAGAAGTGTGTTTTTCTCTTACAAACAAAACATTCACCCAAATTTATTGAAAAAATCCTGTTGTCATTTTTATCTTTTCTAAGTAATTCAATAAGAGAATTCTCTTCTTTAGTTAATTCGCTCATCTTTCTACGAAGAGATTTAATACTTCTAATAATTCCTTGTTGAGTCATTATTTCTCCTTTCAAATAATCATTTTTCACGTCAAATATTCTTTAATATCATAATATTTGTGTTTATCACAAAGAAAGATTTTCTTCTCTGGGACTGGAAAGATTTTAAATGTAAAAATTTTGCAGAAATGCGTTTTTATACCACAAATAGCACATAAACCAGATTTATTTGAGAACATTCTATTGTCGTTGCTATCGTTATTTTTCAATTGTTTAATCAGGTTTTTTCTTTCTTCTTCTGATTTTAGAACATTTTCCTCTAGAACAATAATCTTATCTTCAAGTTCTTTTGGTGATAATTGCATTTTTTACCTCTTTTGTTTTTTATTAAATTCATTATATTCTTCTTCATCTTTTCTAAGTTCTTCCTGCTTTTTTATATACCATTCATCAAAATGCTCATTAAAATAATTTTCGCCAAATTTTGCTAATTCCCAGAATAATTCAAAAGATATATATATATCATGCTTATTATTATCAATAAAATATAGAAAATATCCTTTAATAAAGGGTTCTTTATTAGAACTATATTTACTAAAATCATCAGTATAAATATAAATATAGTCCACATATTCATTAACAACGATACATGGATAACTTTTGGGCTTTTCTAATTTAGCCCAACATTTTAAACCATATTCAAGTTCATCATAGCCTTCATCCTCATTATAAAATTTTGAAAGAAATAATTGTTTCCACATTTCTTCAGATGTCAATAAAATTTTGATCTTATCTTTAATCATTTTATATCTCTTTATTTTTATCAATTATTTTTGAACCACATTTGGGACAAACAAAATCAAGATCTTTATCTTTCCATGGAATGGTGAATTCATGCTCACATTCAGAACATAAGATATAATAATCATCATGTTTTCTAAATGGACGTGTGATTTTATATAGAAAAAGTTTAATTTTGAATTTCCAATCTGAAAGTTTAATCTTTCTATTAAGTTTTCTAAGTAATTCAATAAGAGAATCTTCCTCTTCTTTGTCTAATTCTGTCTTCTTTTCATAAATAGATTTAATCTTCTCAATAATTTCTGATTGATTCATTTTTATTTCTCCTTTTAAATTGTGTATCAATAAACTTAATACTAAGTGCCCATTTATAAATAAAATAAGGGACTCTAATCCAGCACTCATAAAGCCAAAAAGATATATAATATTTAGATAACGATTTCATAATTCTTCTTTTCAAATATTCAAGTTTTACTCTCGTAAGTTTTATTTATTAGGTATTACAAAACATTTAATTAAATATCCCCAAGGTGCATAATGATATGGTGTTCCTTTTGGAATAATACCAGCTATTGTATTCTCTGTTCCCATATATTCAGTCAAAATATAGCCCTTTTTATTTTTGCTTCTTATTATTGTCCCTGATACACATTGTTCTTTCTCATTCTCTGAATAAATCATAAAGCATGAAATATTTTCTGCTGCTATTTTATCGTGGCGATTATCTTCAAAAGGAGAAACAAAAGAAGTTTATTGGTATATAGACCTGATAATAATAAGAGCTATAGCGATTAAAATACAAATAATAATTAATATTAACATTTTAATATCCTTTCTATCTTTCATTTTTCACTTAATATTGGTGATTTAATATCTTTATATTTATTTTTGATTCTATTTAATTCCTTTTCAGATATTGTTAGAAGGGATTTTTTAATACTGATAAATGCACTGAAATATAGTTTAACAAAATGATAAACTGAATAATCTCCATCCTCAATTTTTTCTCTTAATGTTTTATTTGGATTATCAATTGTTTCAATTCTTAATTGTTTAAGAATATCTTCAATATCTTTTTGTGTAATTAAACACTTATCTAATAATTCGATAGAATCAATATTTTTTTGTTTTTTCATTTTTAACACTCCATCTTAACATTTAAAATAACATGCTCAGGGAAAGGGATTGTATCCTGTTTATTTTCCCAGACACTTTTAGTTACAAAATATTCACCATTAAGGATTATATAATTATCTTTCCAATTTTGATAATCTTCTTGTCTGAAGCCAGCGACTATTATTGCCTTGCGTCTAAACGATTCGCTATTACCGGTAATGTGAACGGTGATACGCTGAGGGGTTAAGTCCTTTATATCAGCAAGTTCGTAACCGCATTTAGCACAGATATAGATTTCTCTTGAAACATGAAACGTGAGACGTGAATTATCATCAGAATTTTTTAGATTTCCAATAGAGATTGTACCTAATGGGATTTTCTGGAATAGGTCGGAATTGCATTGAGGGCAGAGAATAGGAGATTGTTTATTAGCCATTTTTAATTTCTTTTTCTATAATTTCAAATGTTTGGGGATATAAAACCTTATATCCTAATTTCTCTATTAATACCAACAATAGTTGGCGGGTATCCTCACCTCTATCATAATTTAATTTTGTAATATTACTTCTCTTTTGTCCAGGCTGATCAAAGGGATTAAATATTATTTCTTCTAAGGTTTTAATTCTTTTTTCTAATAATTTTATGCTTTTCATTGTATCTCCTTTTATTCCACTTTTTTTTGTATGTTGTGCGAACTTCCATTATTTCATTTTCTAAATCAAAGAATGTTTGCTCATTTTTTATAAATCCACTGAGGTGTGCTAATTTTCCAGATATAATTGTTTGATAGCCACATCTAGGGCAAGGAAAACTGAGGTCTCTATTTTTCCACGGAACAGTAAAATCATATTCACATTTAGAGCAGACAACATAATAATCGTCATGTTTCTTGAATGGTCTTGTAATTCTATATAAAAAACATTTGATTTTGAATTTTCGGTCTCTTTGCTTCCTGTTTTTATACATTTTTTTGAATTTTCTCCAGTCTGATTTATTCATTACTATTTTGGCTCTCTGCATATTTTGTTTTGAGTGTTTATCAAGAAACTTCATGGTTTCCTTTAAGGTTTTTGGATGATTGCTTTCTATTAATTCCTTCATATTTTCTCTAATTGATTGATTTTATATTTATTAAAAATACGTTTGATTTTAAGAAGATTTTTTGATCTGGGCTTCATTCCATATTCCCACCCTCTATAGGTATTACGAGAAACACCAATTATTTTTGCTGCTTTACTCTGTGATAATTTGAATTTAAAACGCCAATATAATAAAGTATTAGCGATAGGGTCTTCTTGATTGTTCATAACAAATAAAAACCTTTTATCACGAGAGTAACCTTTAGAAGATATTTTTTTGATATTTTTATTAGCAGTTGTAGGTGGGAACATGAGATAAAAATACCGCTTATGCTTGAATTGAAAATGCCGGATTAAATTATGTCCAATAAGATAATCCCTTGCTGATTCTACTTCCTTAACATTTGTGTTAAGAAACTTGCATAGTTCATTATCGGGATAGAGTACAATATTTGTTCTCCAAAGGTCTTTATAGCTTATATGATAGTTAATTTTGTTGAGGCGTAACATTAGGGTAAGGTACAATTTCAATGGCATTACTGGAATAGTAGCAAGGTGTTTGATCAATATATCACCATTAAGGACACAGGGGTTCATTGTTCATTTTCCATTAATATGTTAGGCAGTTAAATATCTTTCTTTTACTGCTTCTACAATTTTCCCTCCAAATATTGATATAAGCATTTTACGAATATTACTGGCTTTTGTATCATCAAATTTTCCAGAAAATATCATCCATTGTAAAACTCTAAATGCTAAATCAACTTCATCATCCTGCCTAATCTCCTGCTTCACCTGACGGTCAGAGCTGTTTGATGATTTGAATTTCTTTTGATTTTTCAATTTTACAATATCCATTATTTCCCCTTTCTAACTCACTCGCAGGTGAGCTAAGTCCGTTAGGTTATCAATAATAGAACAACTTACAATTCCAATACCCCACTGTAAGAAGCAAGCATCTATAAATAATTGAGCATCTTCCAATGTATTATGTTCTGAAATACTTGTTTTTCTACAATATTTAGATTCATAAACTGTTTTTACATATATTGTTTCTTTAGCACTTTTGAGTGTTTCCATTTTTATTCTCCTATTCTTTTAATGTTCTAAATAACACTTTTGATATTTTTCTTGAATTTTATCTTCATCCGGGTGATCATAATATACTTGTAATGTATAAGGGTGAGCACCAACTAACTGAGAAACTTCTTTAATAGAAAATCTTCTACCGCCTCTTTCATCGAGTAATTGCATAAGACTTGAAATTTTATAATGTCTGAATATATGCGGATACAGGGGAAAGGAAATTCCTGCTTGCTCTCCTAATTTTTTTATGTATCCAAGAGCACCTCTTTTTGTTATATTGAAAATCTTTTCAGGTGGCCTTGAATATACATATATATAATAAGCCTTTAGTTGCTGCAAGGAATTTGCTTTAGATTCACGTAACGGAAATGCCCGAAACCCATTATTATCCTGTTCTGCAGTCTTTTTGCCATGAATAAGGATATATTTCTCGTGAATATCGGTATATTTCAGGCTTATTAATTCGGATATTCTTGCCCCTGTTTCAATAAGGAATTCAATAAGTGTATGCCGTTCTAATTGAATATATAATTTATTTAGATTTGTAGGTAGTGGCTCATTTTCAATATAATCTTTTATAATCCGGATATGTTTATCTTTAAGATAGTATTTTATTTGATTCTTTTCTTCCTTGGTTTTCCGCAAATTACCCTTAAAGATCACTGGTTCGGAGATCAATTTTTTATCTTCGGCAAAATTATAAAAATGCTTTATACCGCTTTTAATATATCCCTGTCGTGTATTTTTCTTAACGTTTTTATCATAGAGATATCTAAAGAAATTTTGAATATCTAAGGATTTTGCATTTAAGAGAACGTCTTCTTTTAGTTTACGTCTGCTGCCATTAAGATATTTAATGAATTTTTTCACCCCGATAACATACCTCACAGCAGATGATGGAGCTACACCCAAATCATAAAGTAAGTAATTTTCATAGCGTTTAATTAATGTGAGCATATCAATTCCTTCTCACCATAGCCTTGTTTGATCTTGCGGTCAATCATTTCTAAAAGTTGCAGATAATATTGGATGTCTGCGGATTCGTTTCTATTAATTTTATCAGGATTAGTAAAAAAATCTTTTGTTAGCCAGTTCATTGTTTTATTATCAAGATAGTTAAGTGCGGATAGATATTTTCCAATATCATTGAGAAATATCCTATCCAGTGTTTGTGCATTTTCGTCAATCCAAGAGCCGTCTTGTAGAAGTTTATAATCCTGACGGCTATTCAATACAAATTCATCATGTTGTTTGCATGTTTCAATAAGTTTATGTATATCATCTGCAATTTGTTTAAGAGTTTTCATCAATTAATATTCTTTTGCATTGTATACATTGTTTTCTTTTACCCTTTTTTATAACTTTAGTCATCCCATTATGTGTAAAGTTCGTACTACCATCCCAATTATAATGCCAATATTCCTTGACATAAACTGTAACCCAATAACCATCAATATCCCCACAATATGGGCATTTAATATTCTTTTTAAGTGTTTTTGGCATTTAGTTCCTTTTCTATTTTGCTCTTATCTTTAGGCGTTAACCTTTTAACAAATTCCTCTGCTGTAATTCCGCTATTTCTAATAAGCCAACTTACTTTTTCAAGACATTCTTCAATAACATTTATATTTTCTTCCATTTTTCTCCAGTATATATATTATGTAACTCAAAAATCTTATCGATATTCTCGTTAAGAGAATTCTTGGCAGTTTGTACAGATTCAAATTCACCTTTTAAAATAATCCATTTCCATTTACAATTAGGATTACCGTCTTCATTAATATCTTTTTTTATAACTTTTAATCTGATTTTATGCGGATTCTTATCTTCTATACATCCACATTCAAATTTATTAAATTTTATATCATGGTGGTCAGTAAAAAATGATCTATATCTTCCTGTTGCTTTTGTTGTTTTAAATGTAAATTTCATATCAATTTTTTTCTAAAATCACTGTGAGGCTTGGCAGGATTTTTACCTACTGGCTTTTTTGCTTGGGACATCTCAATCTCCTCATAACCCACAGTCAACCTATAAACTGCATGCAATGCGTTTCGCAGAACACCACAAGCCTCACAATGTCAAATAACTATCATAATTTACTCTTATTTCTCTTGTATTACAAGGGTAGTTAACCCCCTACATCCTGCCCTTGAGACAGGTTCGTTCCAGCTTGTAGAATATGAAACGAAGGATGATTTCGCTGGCATTTTGGGGATCAGTAATAAGTTACATAGGCTCAATTTTCATCTTCCGACAATCTTACTGGCATCAAAAGATTTATGCTTTTAATCTCATTGTCAGATGTCTCCTCAAAGACTTGTGCCGATATTGGATTACTGAATTTCCATACAACGATATCCGAGTTCATGCTTTTCAATAGTTCCGTAAAATACTTAATATTCATACCCACTGGTTTTCTTGAACTATCGCCTTGTTTTGAAATCTCTGAATTCCAGCTTATATCGGTTTCAGGATCATAAGTTGATACTTTGATCCTACCATGAGATATATTAAATATTCCCTTCTCTGTAACATCAGGAAACAAAGCAGCATCTTTAAGTAATTTCAACATTTCCTTTCTATTAAACTGAACTTTTTTCTCTGTATGTTCAGGTATTACAGATTTGAAATCAACGGAAGGCTCATCAATTAAGCGAATATATAATTGGATATTATTTTTCAGGCTGAATCTAAGATAATGTTTATTATCTCCGCTTACTTTAACAATCTCATCAGCAAATTGTTTGATAATCCAAATTGATTTTTGATGTATAATGCCAGAAAATTCCTTGTCAACTTCACAACTACCCAAATCCGGATAATATTTCATCATTGAGCCATTAACCGCACAGGATTCTAATTGACTGTTCTGAGAAACAAATACACCTGTTAATGCAGGTCGCAGTTCATTATTTGAACAGAAGGGCAATTGGTTATTTAGATATTCAAAAACTTTTTTATTCCAATTACCGACAAAATTAAACCTGGTTTTGGGTAATGAGGGAAAGTCTTCGACATCTCTATTTGTGAATTTCAATTGCCGGCTATCGTAATTGATAGTGGTTTTATCTTTTCTGGTTTTAATCTCAAATGTCTTAGGTTTGGATCTGAGGACATTCTTGAGTATTGTAATTGGTATAATACAATTCAGATTAGTATCAATTGGTATAACGGCATAGTTCTCAATATCAGTGACAATCATTTTGCCGTTTCTCAAACATATATTCTTGAGAATTAGCAGTGGGTTCTTTTTATTAATTACCTTCTCTGCTATTGGCAAAAATTGGTTAAGTTGTTCTAACATGGTTTCTCCTTCATTATTTATTTTGCGTTATGCACATTTGCGTAATTTCTCTTAATTTGTTTTTCATTATATATTGAGTTTCAGCGTTTGCTGAAAGTGCCGTTATAGTGAAAGTTTTATTTAATATTAAACATATCCATTAAATTATCAACCGCTTTATCACCAGCTTTTTCGCCAAATATATCTTTTGCAGTTTTAAGTGATTGTTCTTGTAGCTGTTTTGCAAGTTCAAGAATGCTGTTACATTGTTTGCAATATATTACAGCACCCTTTTCGATTCTGCCTTTCTCTATTTCACCGAGATACTTATTGCATTTTTTACATCTTAATTCTTTCATGTTCCTTTTTCTTTATAGCATTTCTAAAAATCTCCATTTCTTCATAATCGGAGATTATACCCTGTTTATGGTTATGCAAAGCCTCTGCGAGTTTTGCTTGAAATCTTAGTTCAAGATTATCTGAAAATGAAATATAGCCCTTACCAATAGCGTAATCTTCCAGTTGTTCTATAGATAATAGTTTCATAATAATATTTGTCCGCCGTTTTCTAATGTTCGGTTATACCAGACAAATGTTCGGTTATACCGAACAAATCCAGATTAAAACATAAATACCAAAATAGATGGCTGTTAATGCTATTATACTATAAGAGATTTTGTCGAATTTAGTCATAGTGATTCTCTAAAATCTTGGAAAGCCCAGTTGACCCACTGTTCATACATTTCTTTATATAGTGGATTGGATAAACTTCTATCACTGGGCATTGTTCTGCCGTGTTCTAAATGCCATTGTTCTGCGTGATCCGCAAGAGTTATTTCAGACATAGCATCTCCTTTTGGGTAATAATCTACCCGATTAGATTGTTGTCTAAGAAATCACATTATAGTAGTTATATGCTACTATATCGTATATTTTAAGTCTATTATGTTCGGGAAATCACAATATATTGTTATATTGCGTGTTTTGAACTTGATAGGAAAATTGAGTTGTTATTGAATCTTTTGCTCTCATACCATTTTTTCCATTGTTTATATAATTCATCAAAAAACAATTCTATTAGTTCATCATAACTCAATTTATTAATATCTTTTAATTTCATCTCATTCTCACTTTTCAATTTGAGCCTAGCGGGGAAACGATCCCCGCTTGACTCCAACGGCTCCCCTCATCAGGGGCAGGATTGCCTGTCCTGCCCGATCCCCAGCAATTATTGGAGATAATGCAGTCTTGCGTCAACAACTCCGTCGTGTAACTGCACTCTAAATACTGTTAATCCGTTTGCGTCTGCGGAATTAGTGTGCGAAGGAATTTCAATACAACGTCCTATTTCATCAATACCGACAAGGCATACTGTTGTACTTACAAATCCAATTGAAGACATCATCCGGTAATTGCTGGGGACATGACGTTTTTGGTAATACTTTTCTGCAATTTCTTTCTTGTCAATTACGTTCATCTCATCCTCCTTTGCCCCGAAGGGCGGTTATTTTAAATTTTTCCTACACACGAGCAATTGTCCACATTGATGAAAATTTACAAATGGCAGATCAGACTCGCTATGAGTATATACGAAATCTTCTCCGCATTTCGGACACCGAAAATGAAGATAACTTTCAGGATCATAAAATTCAATGCGACCGCGTCCTAATAATTCTGCAGAAAGTATTTCTACTTCCTTCAGCGGCACGTTTCTGGACTGTTCCAAAAACATCTCCAATTGAGGTATAACCCAATCTGGAACACTCCCCAGAACGTCTGTTTTTCTTCCCATATATTGGAGAAAATCACCAAGTCTTACAACTTTTTTTTCTCCATTCTGAGTCATTTCTTCACGAATCATCACATCCTCCTAAATTCTAAATGAAGAATTGCTTTGCATTTCCATCAATTTTCCCAACTGGATAATCTAATTGCCCATTCCATTTTTTCATTATGACCAAACTTTCGTCTTCAATGTGGTCATAGTTCACAACTCCGTAATCACGGAAATAGCGATACGGAATACCAACTTTTTTCAGTAATTTCTTCACTTTCACTTCGTTTTCTGGGTTGACTTGTTTGAATTTCATCTCATCCTCCTTTTATAAACGAAAATATATTAATTTCCCGATTAAATCACAAGTTCATTGAGCCTGGCATGACCCGCTTAGGCGTTCAGGCTGTTTACCATTTTGTTGATGTCAACAAAATGCTCTATTCAAATTTCTACATATACATTATCTCTGACTTTGCGTATTTTTTCAAAAATATCTTTCATTATCTCTTCTCGCAAGTAATGTATTTATGATCGTTTTTAAATTCTTTGAAGATAACTTTCCCACATTTCAAACATTTAACGCGTTTTTTGCTAATAGTCTTGAATTGTTGTTTGCTCATTTCTCAATTCTCCTGTTTGTTTATTTTGAAAGGATGATATTCGTCCCAGTAGTAATTATGGATTGTGTTCAGTGTTCCGTAACAGTGTCCCCGATGTATCACGCCATAGGCTTTGATCCCAAATATATTACCTTCTGAATCAATCATTAATTTGCCAGAACCGCCAACATCAATTTTAGTGTACTTTTTGCCCTGTTTTACGCTTGTTTTGCAATTATCAATATTTGCTTGACAAGCTAGGTTTTTTCGTTTCAGTGTTTCAATTTGCTGATCCTCAATTAGCTTTGCTAATTCTAATATTTTTTTGTTCATTTTATTCAAGTGTCAAATTGTATAGTTGTTCTGCAAGGTTGTGTAGGTCGGCTTTAATGTCTTCCGGTTTCTGAGAGCAGTTGACATCTCTTATATGACCTGACAGAATTCTTAGGCATTCAATTTCTTTTTTACCAAGATTTTCTTTTGTTTTCATTTCATCCTCAAGATTATTTAGTGTTCTGTTCTATGAATTTCTACAAGTTATTTTAGGTGACTGTTCACAAGCTTTTTTCGTTCTCTGTTCTGCTCTACAAAGAAAAATCGCAGGTTTGAAATTTACTAGAGTGGAAAATTTTTCAAGTGAAATCTACTACGAAGAAAAAATTTATTTTGAAATTTACTACTAAAAAACGAATAATATTATAATATTTAAGCAAATCAAATAACGTGCCAAAAACCTTTATTTCTTAAAAATGAGTATCATTCTTTCTTCACTTAGAGAACATTCATATTTATACAATTCCCAAGCAATCGGGAAACCAAATAATTTTTTCCAAATTTCAAAAGATAGATTCCCAATTATCGAATATAATCCAGCAATATTATACATATTTTCACCTTCGTTTTATTTCAAATTCTCGATAGAGAATTTACGGTAATTAAATCAAAAAGTCAAGTTTTAAATCCTTGATAAACCAATATTTTATATAATTTTTCAGGAATCTCTATTTAATTTTACCCTACACTTATATATCACACTTGACCCCTCGAAAATTCACACTTATTTTTTATATTTTCAACATTTTACGTAAGATTTTACTTGACTTTTTGAATAGAAGTGTTGTAAATTCACGTAGTGAATATGAGAAAAAACAACAAAATGGAGGCTAAAATGAAGGCGACAAGAAAAGTATTGTATGACTTTGTAAGAAAGTCTGTAGGTGATCCAAAGTATTTAGATGGACTTTTGAAAAAACAAGAGGATCACTACTTTGAAACCGCAGTAATACCAATCCTGCATTGGTATAGCATGAGGATCACAAAAAAAGATCTGTGGTGCGATGACGTGCAGCAAGCTGGTATGATTGACTATATCACATCCTGGAAACTACAGTATAGCATCAGCCAAGCCCTCGTACATGCGTACAAGCGCATGTTGTCTTATTACTATCGTACTTGCAGACCTTTGTTATGTCGCAAGACAATTGATATAGTCCAGGAATGCTGGAACAGAGAGAGCGAATCATTCTTCGATGTCTTCCCAGTAGTCAATGACCTCAATGATGAGGTTGAGTACTTGAATCTTCTATTTGAATTAATGTCAAGACTTCAAAAAAAAGATACCGATACAGTCTTGTTATTAATCACTGGATATAAGAAAACTGAAATTGCAAAGCATCTCAATATTTGCAAGTCCGAAGTCTCCCGAAGAGTATACCGAATCAAAAGAGCTGCAAGGTTGATACAAGCAACTCCGTAAACCAATCAGAAAATAGCCACATCAAAGCCAGGTACAATCAACCTGGCTTTTCTTATATCTTATATCAAGTCAATCAATATCATCGCTTAGAAGTGATATGAGAGAAGGTTATTTATCGGCAAATTGAATTTACATAGTGTATATACGAATACATCCCACAAAATCAAATAGTGCCTTATTTTCTTAAGTCTAATTTTTCACGTCCAGACAAGTGCGATTTGGTAAGTGACGAAACACTTTGATATTTAGTAGAGCACTTTAATTATTTCAGCCTTATATTTTAGAGTAATACCGGTAATACCAGTAATACCAGTTTAATCGGAATTTATCATCTCTTGTTCAAACCGTACGTTAAAACGTACATTATTTTATAGTGCCAAAAAATAGCCTTCTTTAATTATTATAATTAAGGAAGTTGCATTTAATCATATAATTAATAATAGTTTAGGTGGGGCAGTATTGCATAACAGAAGCCCAGCCCCTGAAAAATGGGTCAGGTACTCAATACGGCAATTTGTTTGATTTTTTTTGTATATAGGTTAATATTCCGTTAGTAATTTTTTGCAATGCTTATCCAATAGTGATAAGTTACGCAACAGATTCCTTAACACAGTATTTATTTATTGCCTGTTTTTACTGTTATTCCAATAAATACTCTTGATCATTGCTGAATTACAACATATAAATAGGATTGTATGCATCATATTACTGTTATAAGAGGAAAATTTTATAAACAACTTTATATTTGCAATTTACTACATTTTGTGTAGCTTTGTGCAAATGGAATGAAAAAGGGTAAGCCAAATAGAGGTTTTCTAAATGTCTTCATAATTTAATGGCAGAATACCAGATTCCCAATCTGGAGATGGGGGTTCGATTCCCATTGAGGACTCGGTTTGTATTGCATAGAATTAATATCAGTTGGCAAAGCAGTTGATATAATTTCCACGCAGATATTGTTAATCATTGACTATATAGTATCAATAAACAATATTAAAAATATAGTTATCAACAATTATTGTATAGAAATTACTTAATGTCTATTTTGATTGGTGATTTCTCAAAGATATAATAGATTAAAATATAATCATTAAAATAATCAATATGCTTAATCAGACAATGAACAAGATTAAACTTCTTTTGAAATTCATAATCATCAAATTGTTGTATTCTATTCTTAATAACATCAAAACTAATTAGGGGAGAATCTAATCTTTCCTTTTCAACAATAATATCAACTTCCATTCTATTAATTAATTCAGATAACTTAATCAAACGATCCTTAATAGAATTCAGATTAATCCCATTCTCTATAGCGCTAATTAAATTAGACTGTTTTTCTTTGAATCCTGATAACTGCTGATAAAGAACTGATAAATTATCGTTTATCCTTTCACTATTGGAATATTTATTATAAGCCTTCTCAAGTTTAGTGATATCGAAATAATTAGATTTCAGATCGGCAAGGATATTAGTTTCTATTATATCATAGGATATACCCTTGAATTCTGAACATATCTTATTCTTCCTACCACGGCAGAATATACCTAAATAATCGTGTTTGCGTTCAAATGATGAATTTTTATAATGATATATTCCTTTAGGTGAAATATTAAGATATATTTTATGATGGCAGAAGCCACAGAAAAGGATTGACATAAAAAGGTTTTCGTATTTCGGTTTTGAATTATTATGATAGACATAAATTTTCTTTTGTTTTGAGGCTTTAAGATTTTTCAAATAGATATTATATGGAATAATAGGCTGAATATTCTTTGCTTGAATTATTACTTTTTGCGAATTAAACATTTTGCCAGAATAGATAAGGCGCTGTCTAAGACGTATTAACGAACCTATAAGATACCTTTTACCTGTTTTAGACAAAATCTTCTTTTCGACGAGATGAAGGAATAAGCGATAATTAGTCAAGTGATATTGATTGAGTATATATTTAACTATGGGTGCACGTATAGGGTCTTTGACAAGTTTCTTCTGATTTCTGTCCCATAAGAAACCGTCAGGTGGATTAGGGGCAGCGGATAGATATATGCCAGAATCTCTGGCAATTTTAAAGGAGCGTAGTTGCTCCTTTTTGCGTTTCTTTTTCTCATCTTCAGCACCATAAAATTTAACTATGGATAATATAAGATCGCCTAAATGAAGTGGATTAACTCTCTCGTCAGGGGTGGCAATACCAATATTATGCTCACGCAGGATTGAGAGAAGCCATAGACCAAGATTAACTGAACGCAAAGAGCGATCAATCTCCCTCACTATCATCCAGCCGTTATCATAATATCCAGTTCCGACTTTTTCAATAGCATTCTGGAATATATATCTTACATTTTGTTTTGAAGTTGAAGCAATGCCTTCGTCGAAAATATCCGATTTGTTAAAGTGCCAGTCTTGAGATTTGGCAAAAGCAGGTAGGTCTCTACGCTGTGCTTCAAGCGAATATCCCACCGATTGCGATTTTGTAGACACACGGATTATAATGAAGCAATTAGTCATCAGCTAAGGATTGGCGGTAAAGAATTAACAGTCCCTTATATATATCTATTGTTGGGGGAAATTCAATAGGAAATTTGATATCGGAAAGTATATCAATTTCATACTTACTTGGTTTGTATATAAGTCGCACTTCTATATCATATAGAAAATCTTTGAAAACATTATCTGATGAATATTCTAATGATGGCTCTTTTAATCCCTCTATCGTATCTGTTTTTTTTGTATAGCCCAAAAGTTTTTCAAAATCAATACCATATTTATCTTTTATATCTATAGTAATTAATTCTTTGCCTTTCAATGGAATATGTAGACCTCCGATTTCATCAAGAACCTTCCATACAATATAGTTGTATTTTTCCGGTTTAGGAGGCAAGGATTCTCTAGTTGCTTTGCCTATCCAATTATTGATGGTTTCCCGACTTTCATCTAGTATTCTCGCTTTGTGGGCAAGATTAATTGAAGTATCATTTCTAAATCTTTGTATGACTGTAAAAAGATATTCAAGATTTTCTTTAAAGAATTGTCTTTTATCTTGATATTCTTTAGTGCCTTTTATTCTCGGTTTCATATTTTTTTTCACCTCCCTTTAATTATTTTCTTGCATTATTTCACACTATTTCGTAATTTCTCTCGGTATGTGTAAGAAAAGTAAATTATCACTAATAAATACTCCCACAAATGTCTGAGAGAAAAATCAATCCACAGGCTTTTCATATTGTATTGAATTTCTTGTTGGAAAACATGACTCCACATAAAAAGAATCTACAACATATAACAAAAAAAATCAACAAAAAAAGAATAAATAATAAACAATAATGGTTGTAAAATTCACGTTTATACCCGATAAAAAGCAAATAAAGGAACAATCAAATACCTATAATATCAACAAAATAATTTATGGGGAGATTAAGATGTTAAATAATGAGGAAAAAGAAAAGTTCTTCAGGGATTGGTCAAATATTTCAAGGAGAATAAGATTATTGGATGGTAATCTGGCAGGATTAGTCTGCCGCTGTCATCTTTATAGTGGTGAAGAATTAGAACCTTTTATTTCGGACATCAAAGATGAACTAAAAGAGATATCAACATTGATTGAGAATCATTTCGATACGGCATTAGAAGATTAATATGCTACATATACCAACAGCAAAGAAGCGTTTAATCAAAGCGATTGACAGCTATCTCCAGTATGCCGATAAAATAAAGGAGATAGGAAGCAATCGTTATACGGTAAATAATGGGGCGGATACTTACGTTGTGGATATGAATTTATTTAACTGTACCTGTATAGACAATCAACGCCGTGGTTCTGAAACACCATGCAAACATATCATTATGGTATTTCTGTATAGATACTTTATGATGAAGCAGGAGTTAGAAGAATTGCCGATATGATTGATGATATATCACTTTACAATGAACTTAAAAATGAAAATAGGAGATAAAATGAAAGTATTTTGTTTAGATTTAATAAAAGACAGGGTTCAAAATATAGTTAATGATTTATCTAATCCAAAATGTTTTGATCAAAATTCCGAAACTGTCCAGCAAGATATTAAAGCACTTAATTCCATATTGAAGAAGGGAAGAATTCCAGACTGGAGTGGTAGACTATCTAATATTGAAGAACTTTACCAAGAAAAGATTCATTTAGAGTTTGAGATAAATAAATTGCTGGCGGATTTTTTAAAGAAATTGCCGACGCAGTGTGATTTAAAAACACGAATTATCCAATTTACAGATCGTCATGGTAAAGTATTAAAACTTAATGTTGAATTAATTTACAAATAAAGAATGGAAGAGAAGATAATGGAAGATTTATGTGAACAATGTTATTATCGAGAAAAAAGCAGGCAGGCTTGCGAAGAAGCTCTAAAAATTAATCCAAGTGATGATGGAATAGTCTGTGATCCTGCTCCCAGAGCAGAATGCAAAGAACACAAATTATACGGCAAAGAAATAAAAAATAAGATTGTTTGTGAAGATTTTAGATTATTAAAAGGATCAGAAAAATTTGAATATTTAATGAAAGTAGGACTCCCAAGAAAAGCAATGTGGGTAATGAGCAGTTTTTAATGAGAATGAAATGAAAAAGAAGACATTAGAAGATATTTTAGAACCTCTAAAAGAATGTGATTTTCAATTATTAGAGGATATATCAAAGAATTTAATGGGATAAGGTGGCGAAAATATGGAGGTCGGAATAATGCTTCATAGAGCCATAATATATTTGATTAACGAGGATTTAAAAAAGCAGGATTTTTAACATTGTGAGGCTTGTGGCTTTCTATTATAATGGCTAAAAGATGCGATTGCAGGTTATGCAGGTTCAAATCCTGTCAAGCCTCACAGTAATTTATTAAAAGGAGAAATAAAATGTTAAGCAAAAAAATGATTAGGCATGAAATGATTGGAGAAATCGAAAGGCTAGAGGCCCAAATTCAAAAATTAAACGACCAAGTATTTGGTAGGTTTGATGTTCCGGCTTTTTTTAAAGATTATCAAACGAAAAAACAAAAGGGATCAAGAATAGACCAATCTATTGAAGCAATTAATAAGAATACTAAAAAATTCAATGTCCTAATGGATAAACTTAATTATGAGTTTATTGAAGAGAATGATTGCCCTGTTTTTAAAGTAAAAGTAAAACCTTCAACAAAAGACAAGGAGAAATAAAATGGCAGAAGATTTATTTGAAGATAGTAGGTACGCTGAAGATTATAAAAAATCAAAGGAACCACCAAATCCAGTTGAAAAACCAAAAGCAGACATAAAGACAACAGAGAAAATCAAACAAGAAAAATCTCAACCCCCAAAAGAATTAAAACCAGTAAAAAAAGAATTGGTAAAAGTTGAAGATTCGGGATTGCCATCTGAGATAAAACTTGCTAATGGTGATATTATTACACTTCGGCATAAAACATTTAAACTAACAGAAGAAAGAAAACAATTATATCATGTACAAGATGATTATCGTATAACAGCAGATGGGTACTACTATGTAAATAAATTTGCAAATATTAATATATTAACGCCCCCAATAATAATTGTTGATGGTGTAGAACAGCCCAATCCTTATCCACTTAGAGATAAAAAAAACGGTTGTTTAATAATGATTACAGTCAAAAAAATCGCATTTGGTAGAGCACCAACAGGTAATTTAGTAGCAATAGATCAGACTTTATTTTTTTCACCACGATCTTATCTTAAACAGAGATTAATTCATCTTTGTAGAAAATTTCCTGCTTTAGCAGAAATGAGAACAAAATTATCATTATCCGTTGATGAAGAAAAGAATTGTCATTTTGAAGAAATTATTACTGGTTTGGGTGTATTAATCAAAAATATTAGCCATGGAGAATTTTTAAAAGAATTAGATGCTTTTGAAAATAATCAGATATTTGGTGATCGCAAGGCAACAACAATATGTGAACGCAATTGCCTTCGGAAACATCCGGCGATAGGGGTATCTAATGTGCAACTTATCGGAAGTGGTCATAATGCTTATGCACAGGTAACAAGTTATGCTTTCGGTGAGACAGAGAAAAGCCGTGATAAAATCAGCCATCTATCACAAATGATAGAAAAAGGTAAAATCGAAGAACTGCAAGATATAGAAGTTATAAAATCAGTAGATACAGTAGATACAGCAGAAAAGGTCGAAGAAGCAGAGGTTATCCCTACAGAAGAAAACAAAAAAGATAATTAATATGGATATAGTAAGACGGGGTGGCAAAACAGGCAGGAAAGTCGGCAGGAATATAAAGAAACCAGCAAAGATGAGGTATCTCGCAGAACGCAGATGGATAACCAATAAGGCAATAAAGATTTTTAAGTATATGAAAAAACACCCTAAATGGAAACCAGAAGGACTCGATCCTTTGGTTAATAAAGAAATCAATGAGTTAAGAAAGAAGTATAAAAAATGAAATGGACTTTTATTGACAATAGTGACTTTATTGAAGCACAATTTTCAAAGAGAGAAAAAGGTTATTGGATTGTCTGGTTGCCTGGAAGTGGAGAACCTCAAAGGAAACATGAATCTTGTATCGAGGCACGAAATGAGGCGAAACGATTAGCAGAAAGCAATCCTGGAAAGCAATTTATTGTCCTTCATACCGATTCTGCTTATTCAATCTCAAAACAAGAAGCAATATTTTATCATTAAGGGGTTTGTAATGAAATTATATGAAGCAACAAACGGAATCGAGGGCTGCTCGTATATGAGGGTATATGTCTGGGCAGAGAATGGAAAACAAGCAATTGATATGGCAAATGCTGAATTTAAAAAGTGGAAAATAGATAAAGTGAGTAATATAAAAGAATTGTTTGACAGTGATACAAAACCTTTTTGCTCGAAACCAAGTGATGAAGGCTTTGAACTTTAGAAACGGAGAATCCAATGGGTATGTTATATATCGACGGCAAGGAACTTGAATATATACCTAATCCTCATTGCACTCAATGTTGGGGCAAAAAAGGATACATAAGACAAATTAATCCCGCAAGCAAGGATGTAACACTTAAACCATGCGGCTGCGTGAAATTGCGAATTAAGAGAACCAATGCTTCGCCTACGGCCACGCAGGGCAGGAAGGATAAAGATGGAAAATGAAAAAAAGTCCTGCAATTTAGAATTAGCAATTAAACTTAAAGATTTGGGATTTAAACAAGATGCTCAATTCGGATGGTATGATGCTCAAATTGCGAAAGTCATAAAATCTAAAAAAGAAGTATCAAGGAGAGAATTTGAAAGCGGTCAAGTAGAATATGTTTTGATAGCAGATGCTCCTACTGTAGCCGAACTCGGAGAGAGATTACCCAAAGATTTTTGCTCAATGAAGACAGCTTTTAAAGATAAAAAAAGAAGATGGATGTGTGGATCACCTTTATTTTATGCTGATGATCATTATGGTGTAATAAATTTTGTAAAATATCAGTATGCAAAAACCGAAGCAGATGCAAGGGCAAAGGTTATTATTGCTGATTTGGAAGATAAGAAATGACTGAGCCTTATTATCAGCACAAAGGGATAACGATATATAATGGTGATTGCTTGGAGATATTACCAGAATTGACTGATAATAGTATTGATATGCTACTGACCGATCCACCTTATGGCTATTCATTTATGGGTAAAGATTGGGACAAAGCAGTATCAGGTGTAGAAATATGGAAGGAATGTTTAAGAGTATTAAAGCCAGGTGCTTTTTGTTTTGTAATGTCTGCACCGAGACAAGATGTTTTAAGCAGAATAATTGTCAATTTAGGAGATGCAGGATTCAGAACTGATTTTACAAGTATCTATTGGGCTTATGCCAGCGGATTTCCAAAGGCGATGTCAATTTCAAAAGCTGTTGACAAGAGGGGTGGCAAATATCTCGGATGGTTTATTGATTATATCCTTGAGATTGCAAAACAAAAAGGAATTAGCAGAAAAGAGTTAACAAATTTATTCCTAAGTAAAAATGGTAAACCTACTGGATGGCTTTGGAATAAACAATATACTCAAGCAATAACGGTTGAGCAATATAATAAGATTAAAAATTATCTTGACTTACCATTTGAGAATATAGAAGAAGCCGAAAGAGAGATTATTGGTAGAAAACAAACTGGTGATCCCGTTAATTGGTTCGCTAATCAAGATACTAAACCCAGAGATGGCTTAGTAGATATAACTGCTTCAGCTACCCCCCAAGCCAAAGCACTTGATGGTTCGTATGCTGGATTTCAACCCAAGCCTGCAGTGGAAGTTATAATTGTCTGTATAAAGCCCTTATCTGAAAAGACTTATGTTGACCAAGCTTTGAAGAATAGAAAGGGAATAACATGGCTGGACGATTGTATAATACCGTATGAAAGTAAGGTGGATAAAGAAACAGCAAGACCTGGTGGTAAAATAACGACAGCAATGGGAAGTTTTGTTAGTAGAAGTGGCGGGAAAATAGTAGAAAGAGAAAATAGAACTTATCAACCAAAAGGTCGCTTCCCAGCCAATCTATTAGTAAGTGATGATGTTCTAAATGATGGAACGAATCACATTTCTGGTAAAATGGATTGTGTTGCAAAAAACGATTTTGATAAAAGTATATGCTATGGAAAATATAATCCACATCCTGCAGTAACTCAAAAATCAGAAGGCTCATTTAGTAGATTTTTTGACCTTGATGCTTGGGATAAAAGAGAAAGAGATAACTTTCCATTTATAATTGTACCAAAAGCATCCAAGAGTGAGAAGAATAGGGGGCTGATTGGTGAGGTTAATCCGATACCGTATTCGGAGTATCGAGAAAACTTTGATACCACAAAAAGTTATGTTTCGGAATATCCAGATGGTAAACCAAGACCAATGAACAAAAGTATAAACAATCATCCAACTTGTAAGCCTATTAAACTTATGCGTTATTTAATTACACTCGCAAGCCGAAAGGGTGATTTAATCCTTGACCCATTTATGGGGAGTGGAACGACAGGTATTGCTTGTAAATCAACAAATAGAAAATTCATCGGAATAGAAATAGAAAACTCAGAGGAAAATAAATATTGCGAAATGGCAAAATTAAGAATAATTGCTATGCAAAGTTTATCACAAGAAGAATTATTTAAAATAAAAAGGAGTATTTTATGATTAAGCGAATTTATATGAAGAACATAAGGAATGTTGAGGGTGAATTATGGGAAGATTTAACAGGATTAGATATTTATAATGGTGAATTAGGATCGGGGAAATCTACCCGGTTAGATTCCATATACCTGACTATACTCGGATACATACCTAATATGGGAAAGGACTGTGCAACGTCATTTTTAAACAGCAACAGTAATACAGAGATGGCGGTAGGTATAGTAAAAGATTGTATTTCATATATAAGAACCTTTGAGAAATCTGAAGATAATCGTATAAGTCAAAAGATATCTATTGGTGCTGATGAACACAAATTATCCGAAGGTAATGAATTAATCTCAAAAGAGTTTGGTGAGGATATTTTTGTATTCAATCTGAAAGAGTTTCTGGATTTATCCGATGATAAGAAAAAGGAATTTATTTTTAATTTAGGCACAAAAGGTATGGGAGAAAAAGATATTTATAGAGAATTTGTAGATAAATACTGTCGTAGAATAACCAATGAAGGTGAAGTCGATGGATTACTGAAATTCAAGTACCAGGTAAAATCCTTTAGTGATCTTACAAAAGAGCAGACAAAGGAAGCCACTACTATATTATTCAATACACTGGATGATGAAAAGAAAATGATATGTAATGAAACCCTTGCAAAATTCGTTAAAATATATCTCAAATGTGCACACGATACTCAAGGATTACTGAATGAAGCCCTTGCATATTTTAGTAATGATAAGAAGATACAAATGCGAATAAAGAGAGATGCAGAGGCAGCTAATCGTGAATACCAAAGAATGAAAACTATGCTCGATGTTGATTCGAGTTTGGTGGAAATCGAAAAGGAAGTCAAGCAGACACAGGATTCTATTACTGAAGTCAAGATCAAGATTGCTAATAATGATAAAAATAAAGAAATAATAGAACATCACCAGCAGCAAACAAGCCGAATAATGAAAATTCTTGCTACTTTGGCAGAGGATAATATCAAAGAATGGCGTGAGGAATTAACGAATGTTGATAAGAATATAGAAGATATTACTGACAAAAAGGAAAAACTGGAGTTGTCCATAGATGACTATAAGAAAATAGAAACAGAAATTGAATCTTACCAAATCGCTATTAAGAAGGCAAAGAATGTCTCAAAAAATAAGGTTTGTGTAATATCGGATCAACTACCATGCACTACCGACTTGAAGCCAGCATTAGAGAATTTAGCTGATTTGATTGAAGAGAGAAATAGGGAATTAGATAAAATCGAGAGTAATATAAATGATATCAAAGATTCACTTAAAGAGAATTATCCCAATATTAAATTCCCCTTAAAGCCTTATTTGAATGAGATTTCCAAATGGCGAAATGAACTAAACGAGAAGATTTCTATGCATACAAAACAGGTTGAACTTTACACGCAGGAAAAGAAGGATTTAGATAAAATCAATCTGAGCACATTCAATGTTGTAGATGATATGGTATATCAAAAGCAATTAGATGGTTTGTTGCAACACCAGGCAGTATTAAATGATAAGCAAAAGGAAACACAGGCGTTGAAAGAGAAAATGATCTCTATTCAATCAGCTTCATTATCGAAGTTAATGGCACAACAGAGAGTAGATTTTGATAAGAAGGCTATTGATTCTATTAAGGAAATTATCAATGATATGCTTTCGCAATCCATCGAACCAATTAAAGAGATTGTGAATAAACTACTCAGTGGCATAAAAAAGGATTTTGTTTTCGATATGTATCTCGATGAAAAGGATCACCTGTTATTTGGTTGGCAGAGAGAGAAAGGATTTTCGCCCTTCAATAGTTTATCCGGAGGTGAAACGATTTTATTCTCTATTGCATTGATAGCGGCATTGATTATCAAGCGTGAGCCGAAATTGAAGATATTATGTATCAAAGCAGCAGAGGTTAGTATTTTATATTTCAAGTTAATGCTTGCCGGTTTGAAAGCGATGAAATCTAATCTTGATAATATACTTGTGGAATATCCGCATGAGTTACCAGAGAATATCGAGGGATGGAATATTATAAGACTTTAGAATTGTTAATTATGAATTATTAATTTTTAATTGAAAGGAAATTGAAATGAAAAAAGATATATGTGGATTTGGTAAAGATGTGTGGGAATGGGTAAAAGAACAAGGTGGAGACATATTTGAACACGAAGATAGTGAAGTAATTATGGAAATTGCCGAAAAGCACGGATTGGCTAAACGAGTAATTTATGATCCAGAAAAACATGGAGACATTTCTATGGCTGATCCTGGTGAGGAGATTTGGTGGTTTGGTGATGACTAATCGTATACAAGCTGAGGCAAATCAAGAGGGTGGTTAAATGAGATTCAAATTCACAATACCTGGAATATTATTTGGGAAGAAAGTAAATCCTGTACCATATACTCGTACTACTCAACGGCAGATGTGGGTAGATAAGAATTATAAACGGTATCAATGTTGGAAAGGGGTTGTAAGTGGTGCGTTTCTGGCTTTCTTGAAAGAAAATAATATAGATAATAAACCCTATTTAAAGAATTGGTTGCAATTCAAAAAACCAATTAACCCTATTAAAAAATTCCGTATGGACATTATGATTTACTTTAAAGATAAAAAACACGCCGATAGCGATAATGTATATAAGGGAATTTCGGATTCTTTATTCATAAACGATAAATATATATCAGGTTCTATGGATTTTGATTACGACAAAGAGAATCCGAGAGTAGAGGTAGAGATAGAGATATGATTGCCAATTGTTAATTTTTAATTATTAATTAAAAGACTAAGAGGTGAAGAAATAATGAAACAAAAAATCATAAAATTAAATGAACGGCAATTAGAAATTGTTGCTGAAGCACTTGAATTTTATTCAAGATTTATGGCAGGACAAGTTGATGCTTTCCCATCTTCATTGGAAAATTATATGTGGAATGAAAAAAATATAAGCAGTTTCGATGAAATTATTCAAGATGCTTGTATGACATTGAAAAAATATATCTGGGGACTGGAACGCAATATGATAAATAAAGGCATAGGATGGGGTAAAATACCTGAAATACAGATTGCTTACGAGATGTATAAATTGATGTACAAGCATTTCAGAGATGAATATAAAAAGAAACATCCAGATGATACAAGCTGGACGGTAGATGATTCCGAACCACTTAAATCTAGTAAAGAAACTTTTATTACAGTGGAAGATGATAATGAAAAACAAGGAATCAAGAAATGTTAGGATCAAAAAGACATAACGAATTGACAAATAGAACACGTGGCTGGTTTAGATCTAGAGCCACACATCGTGGGATTCGTTGGGGGTCGGAAATATATTTGACATCTGAATATGTTGCAGATGCAATTGCACTTGGGTCATTCCAGTGGCGTTATATGACAGATTACTGCAAGAATTCTGGCAAAATCATCCGGACAAATCTAACCGAATTCCATAAAGAAGACTTTGAGAAAGATTTAGTGGATGGTTATTGGTTATGTGTTTTTGAATCAAAAATAAGCAGGTCAGATTTCCTACAAACATTCAAAAAAAATGCTGGTAATAGATTGATACCAAAAGCAAATATGCACTGGTTGGTAACTCCAAAAACTTTAATAAAAGTGGATGAATTGCCGAAATTCTGGGGCTTATTAGAAATGTCTGGTCGAGGATTGTGCGAAGTACGCAAACCACAGATTTGTGACATATCAGATGAATATAGAAATGAGATTGCACATAATATGTTATGGAAATAGGGATAAAATGGAAAATATTATCGAAGAAATAAAAGAAGAACGTAAAAGGCAGGATAGAATATGGGGTGAACAGAACCACCATCCTGAAAGATGGCTTCGTATTTTAATGGAAGAAGTAGGTGAAGCAAGCGAAGCAAGTCTTGAAGCATACCCAGTTAAAGAACAAATAAGGGATAGATTGTTTTGGTTGAAAAAATATCGAACGGAATTAACACACGTTGCTGCTGTTGCTATAGCAGCTATTGAATGTTTTGATAGAGAAGATAACAATGACAAATAAATATCAATTCAGAGAACTTCTGGAACATGCCAAACAGGTTATTGGTAATTTAGATAACGGTGAAGATTATTTGGATTTCATAAGGTCGTTACCATGTATGATTTTGGGTGGTCGTTCCGATCCGCACCATGTAAAAAGCAGGGGTGCCGGTGGGAGTGATTTTTTGTGTATTCCGTTAAGCCGAAAATATCACACGGAGATAGAGGTTATTGGAATCGGAAGGTTTGAGAAAAAACATGGGATTGATATTACAAAAACAATTAAAACATTACATAAGATTTATAAGGAGCAGAAAGATAAAGGAGAATTATGGAAATCGGGCTAATAGATGTAGATTCTAAAATTACAAATTTAGCTCTTATGAAATTATCTGCTTGGCATAAACAGCAAGGAGATAGAGTAGAATTTTATTTTCAATTTAGCCATAATAAATATGATAAAATTTATGCAAGTAAAATATTTACTGATACTCCAGATTATCAATATTGTTATAATGATATTATTAAAGGTGGTTCTGGATATGATCTAACTACCAATCTTCCTTTGGAAATTGAGAATATTTACCCCGATTATTCATTATATAACTGTAATTATGCGATGGGATTTACGACAAGGGGCTGTATTAGAAATTGCCCTTTTTGTATAGTACCAAAAAAAGAGGGTAAAATAAAAATAGTTGCAGATATTTATTATTTCTGGAATGGACAAGATAAAATAATGTTATTAGATAATAATATTTTAGCATTACCAGAACACTTTGAAAAGATTTGCAAGCAATTGATAAAGGAAAAAATAAAAGTAGATTTTAATCAAGGTTTAGATATTCGCTTAATAGATGATGATAAAGCAAAATTACTTTCAAAGATAAAGATATGGAAACAA